CGCAGCTAATATGGCTGCATTAGTAGTCTGGATGATGTCGGGAACAGGTCAAGTAGAACCCATTAAGGTAAAATACCCTGTGGGGCTAAGAAAAGTCTTACAACTAAAGAATCACATAACAATTAAAAAGATGCGTCAGGAGAGCAATAGGATACGTCAGGACGCAGGAAAACCGGAACAAGTGCTAGACGAGGAACTATGCAAGGCGGCACAAGGACATGCAGAGTATATGGCAGACCAAGGAAATATGTCTCACTATATCAACGGTACTCCGAGTAGTCGGGCGAAAGATGCTGGCTGGAAAGGCGGTTTTGTTACAGAGAATATAGCTCGCGGGCAAAGAAGCATTAAGAGTGTGTTTAGTGTGTGGAGAAATTCGGGAGGCCATTACGCTAACATGACTGGAAGATATGACAAGTGTGGTTTTGGAATGGCAAGGCGAGGCAACATGATTTACTGGTGTGCTGTCTATGCTAGGTCAATACCGTCACTTGACAAAAAGAAATAGTCTGATATAATGAGGGAGCTGATAAATATAAATGGCGGTGGAGGGACGACAGGTATCTGCTTCGGCAGGCATTGTGTGATAAGTTCCCTTTGGTTGTGGTAAAACGAGCAAAGCTACTCGTACTTGTGTGTATTCAGCCGGAGTCTGACGCGATAAGCTGGCACTACACAACAACCATACGTCCAAAGCCGTCTACCTATCACTTTTAACGGGAGAGATTTATGAAGGGCAAAAAGACTTGTACCAAGTGTAATACGCTGACCGGACCACGCACAAAGATTTGCAAGAAGTGTGGCGAGCATTTTGTTTTTAAGGTTAGAGGACGAAGGATAAAAACGAATGAATTAAAAAACTGGGAGTCTCTCAAGAGAGGTGACGTAGTAAAGTCAGTTCAAGGATACGGACCATACTGGATTAACGAGGAGGGCGAAAGAGAGTCTCTCGGTTATTATGGACTGTTCAAAGTCAGGTATGTGGAGAAGGACGGGATAGGAGCCTATCCTTATGGGAATAAGCAGAAGCATGGAGGGTTTCACTTTCTGTATATGGGCAAGGAGCAAAAGTCCATAACAGGAGGAATAAGCCGTTCACACAAGTTGGAGCTAGTAAAGCAATGATAAAGCCCAAAGCAGTAGAAATGTATCCGGTTTATATTTGTGATGATTGTAGTTCAAGGCATTGTGAAACTCTTGAATATGTAAACAAGATAGGAAAAATACTTTGCGGCTGTGGAAAAGTATTAACTCTTACACCCATAGAGACATTCAAGGTTGCTCCTGTGTTCAAAACCGTAGCAAGAAAACTAACACACAATACGGATAAACTTCCAGAGGAAATACTAGAAAATGATTTTGCTGTTGTTAAGCACACAAGCGAAATCTGTGAGCCTCCACCCGTAGATAAGGGGTCTAAGTCGAAACACATAATAGAACAGAACCAGTATGACAAAGCGGTTGACCTTCTTGTTTCTCTTGGCTATAAAAAAACAGAGTCAAAGAAAAAGGTTGATGAGTCTGTAAGCTCTTGGTTAAAATCAGGTAAATTAACACCTGTAGACGATTCAAATTTTGAAGATTTCGCCAAAGAATTAGTTTTTGGAGCATAACAATGTTGAAACCTGTACCACTATACCTAATAGTCTCAGCCTCTCTAGGGTTTGTTTACGCAATCTACGAGATGTGGTGGATAAGACGAGATGCAAAAAGAAACCCTGAAAAATATGTGAAGGAGGAAGAACCAAGAGTTAAATCTTTCTTTGATGTAATATGAATATATCACAAGACACCAAGCTGGACTTCTCAGACGTTTTACTTACGCCAGCATGGTCTATCAACGCTTCTAGGTCTGACGTAAACATGAAGCGTGAGTTTGATGGTTTCTACCATTCCAATAGAAATTGGAGTGGTTTACCTGTTATGATTGCGAATATGGATACGACCGGAACCATTGAGATGTGGGAGCATGTGGCAGGCTGGGATTCGATAGTTTGTTTTGACAAACGAAAGAGCTTAGATTATTGGAAGGAGTTGCTTACAGACAGGTATGCAAGCGAGGCTCCTGCCTTTCAAAAAGAACTTATGAACACAGCATGGGTAAGCACAGGCATAACTGACGCAGACATATTAAATCTAAAAGGCATAAAAGAACTGTGCGAGTATAAGGCGGATTTTGACCCACAGAATAGAAGAATACCCCCGATACAGCCAAGCATCTGCATAGACGTTGCAAACGGATACTCTCAATACTTCGTTGAGAAGGTCGAGTACATTCGTAAGCTGTTCCCCGAATCAATAATTATGGCTGGAAACGTAGTCACACCAGAGATGGTATTAAAACTAATTCATGCTGGTGCAGATATAGTCAAGATAGGCATAGGGCCAGGGAGTGTTTGCACTACTAGATTAAAGACGGGTGTTGGGTATCCTCAATTCTCTGCTATCGTCGAGTGCGCTAATGCTGCGCATGGAATCAAAAATCCAGAGAACGGTAGAGTTGGAAGAATATGTGCTGATGGAGGATGTACTACCACAGGAGATATTTGCAAGGCACTTGGGGCCGGAGCAGACTTTGTAATGATTGGAGGCATGGTTGCTGGAACCGACCAATGCAGCGGAAAGCGGGCAACAGATATAGCCACAGGAAAAAAGGTGTTTCAGTTCTACGGCATGTCGTCTTACGAGGCCCAAGACAAGTATGATAGCAGAAAGAAACAGAGGACAAGCGAAGGAAAGCTGGTGACAATTCCCGCGAAGGGATGCGTAGAAAATGTCATGCAAGACATAGTTGGTGGAATAAGAAGTTGCTGTGCGTACATCGGAGCTACGAGTATAAAAGATATTCATAGATGTGCAAACTTTGTTCGAGTTAATAATACACATAATAAAATTTTTGGAGGTTGATATGGGATGTTGTGGAGGTGGTGCCGAAACTGTTACACTTGATGCTTACCAGGAGATTTCTAATCTAACGGCTATTTACCCAAACAAGGGAAACAATATGTCTTATCCTACGCTTGGACTGTGTGGTGAAGCTGGAGAGATTGCAAACAAGGTAAAGAAGATTTACCGTGACCATGACGGGGTTCTTACTGATGAGTACAGAGAGATTCTTTCTGCTGAACTCGGTGACGTTCTCTGGTATGTCGCAGCCATTGCATCGGAATTGAATGTAAGTCTCGGAGAAATAGCATTAAGTAACGTAGACAAATTAGCTGACCGCCAGATGCGAAATAAACTGGGCGGCGATGGGGATAAAAGATAATGATACTAAGATTCATACACGTTCCAAAAACCGCTGGCGTATCTATACTAGATGCTTTAAACGAGTCTATTCGTTCGCTAGGACTACCAGAAGAAAGGTCTACAGAATGGCAGATACGAGGAACCTATGGAACCTATCATTCCAGGGCGTCCGAACCGTCCGTTAGGGAAGAAAATTGGCCCGCAGCAGTAGATTTTTCTTTTGCGTTTATCAGGAATCCGTGGGATAGATTCGTTAGCTCTTACGTTTACTTGTCTGAAAAACAAAACGATGAGTATGAAGAACAAATAAAACCATTTAAGTCATTCAAAGACTTTGCTATGAATGGTTCTATTGACAGCCTTCATTTCAGACCGCAAACATACTGGATAGACAGTCAGGTTGATTTCGTTGGAAGATTCGAGAAACTTCAATCTCACTTCGACGGCTTGTGCAAAAATATAGGTCTTCAGCCTACCACCCTAAAAAGGAAAAACGAAACAACCCACAAGCATTATTCAGAGTATTACGACAAAGAGAGCATGGATGCAGTTGCAGACAAGTATTCTGACGATGTACAATTATTAGGATATAAATTCGGCAGTTACAATCACCCACAAAAAGTTTTCACCCATGAAGAATAAAGTTTTTTACGATTTTATAGAAATTGGAACCGCAAACTTCAACACAATAATTGAAGACTGCCCAGAAGACAGCGTGGGATTGTCCATAGAGCCTGTAGAAGAATATCTAAATCAACTCCCCGAAAAGAAAAATGTTACGAAGGTTTGCTGTGCGGTAAGAGGTGGTGGACCAGAAGAAGAACTGAAATTATATTTTATACCAGAGGAGGAAATAGATAGAATAGGTCTGCCTGTTTGGCTTAAGGGTTGCAATTCTGTAGGATTCATGCACGAACAGCTAAACACATACGCTTCTATAGTCAAAAGCAGAAAGATTAACATAATAAGTATTGCGGCTTTGTTCCATAGGTATAATGTTTCTGGATGCGAAGCAATAAAGATAGACTCAGAAGGATATGACTTCGATATACTTCAAGGTATACGAGCGCACATAGAAGATAATCCAGAATTTATAAAACCAGAATGGATACAGTTCGAGGGCAGGGTTATTTTAACTGATGACTGCAATTCAATTATATCTTCATTTACAGAAATTGGTTATGAACTGGAATATGTCAATCATGATAATTATATTGTAAACGGAAACGACTACCTTCTAACTCTTAATGAAGATGAATGAATAATACGCTTTATTTAATATGGATGTCAAGCGACAAAGCTCTTAGCGAAAGAAGAAAAAAAAGCATATCAGAGCTGATGAAGATGAATATAAATTCGGTTCTGATAAATAACCAAAATTTATCTGATTATATAACCGAGCCTCTGCACGAAGGTTTTTCGAGTTTATCTCATGTCCACCAAGCTGATTATATGCGTTGCTATTTAATGCACTTTTACGGAGGGGCTTATGCAGACATAAAACCGCCTAGCGAAGACTGGTCAACATATCTTGAAGAAATGAATTCAAACGAAAACCTATGGTTCGTTGGCTCACCACATCAAAATAGCACTCTGTTTACTGGGTTTAGCGTACAAGAATTGGAGGAAAGGAACATTCTCTATTGCGCTGACTCTGGATTTCTATGCAAAAGACAAACCCCTCTAACTAAAGAATGGTATGGTTCGTTAATCAAAAAAATGGATGATAACTTAAAACTTTTAAAAGAATATCCCGCACAATATGCAAAACATAATTATAATGTGAATTACAACGGTCCTCAATACCCTTTCGATTATAGAGAGATATTAGATTATATATTACAGCCACTAATGTATAAATATACAGATAAGATTAGCAGGCTACTTCCAGCCTTAAATTGTTATGACTATCTATAGGTTTACAAACAATCGTATCGTGCTATCATAATATATGAACAGACTATTTGGAATGAGAACCTATCTAGTCGGAGCGATGGATAGAGTTGAAGACGGTGGCGTTGAATGGAGAGAGCGTCTAGAGCCTGAGCTAAATAAATTAGGTGTGGTTGTTTTTAACCCATGCAATAAAGCTATACCTATTGCCGATGAAAGCGAAGACGCTAGAAATAGACGCCAAAAGTATAAGTCTGCCGGAGCCTACAACACGGCTATTGAGGAAATGAAAGAGATTAGGAATGTTGACCTTAGAATGGTTGACATATCTGATTTTATCATAGCAAATATAGACCTAGACGTTCATGCTTGCGGAACCTACGAAGAAGTAGTTACCGCAAACAGACAGAAAAAGCCCATAATAGTCAGGATGAAGCAGGGCAAATCCCACACTCCAGACTGGCTATTGGGCATGCTAGGTTCATCTCACAATATGATTTTTGAAACCTGGGACCAGATTATAGATTATTTAGGTGATGTAAACCAGTGTTCCGAACGCAGCATAAAGACACTTAATCACCACGATAGATGGGTTTTCTTCGACCTCCATTCTTTATATGGCAAGATACTTAATGGTGTATAGTAAGGAGAAAAGATGCCTATCAACAGAGACGAAGAAAGACGTTTATTTTCAACAATTAAAAACGCTAGAGAACTAATTTCTAAACTCAATACACTAACCGACAAGATTGATTCAAATGGTATTCGTTTTAAGTTAGTTAAACTCTGGCCTCTAACATTTGACATTAGGATAAAAGAAAAATGATTGATTTTATTACACAAAACAAAACACTAGTTATCATCGCTGTTGTGGCCCTTCTTGTTTTTAATAACAGGGAGAGTTTGTCTTTTTTATGGCGATGGATTCCAGGGTTTCTTAGCTTCTTTAGCTTTAAGTCAAAGTCTAAGAGTGCAAGCCCTGACGACAGAAAAGATTTATACGATTGCTTAATTCAACTTCAAGACTATCTTGCTGTTTGCGGAGTTGAAAGAGAAAAGATGGATAGCCTGACACTGGCCGAGGTTGGCAAGCTCACAGTCAGCGCAACCACTCCTCTCAAGCCTTCTCTTGAATCAGAACATCCAGACGCAAAACTTTTAGACGGAGTATAATATGAAGAACGTAGTAAATACAGTCTGTGTCATATTACTTCTTCTAGTTTTACTTGAGGGTGACTGGAAGTTAAATATTGATTCTTTTTCTAAGGCAGACACCGTATGTGTTGTTTATGAGTCTTCGGAAACTATACCACCTCCATACGTTACAGGGGCTTTAGGTGGCTTGCAAGCAGATGGGCTTCAAACCAGAATTTTCGATAAAGATGTAGTCACAGGAACAGGTCAAGTTCCAGAGTATTTGAAAAATGCTATCGACGAAGCTACAAAGAACGGACTTCCCGCTTTGGTTGTTCTGTCTAAAGGAAATGTAATTAAGGTTCAGGATTTACCAAAAACCGAATCAGAAATTATAGAGGCAGTAAAATGATAGACTCTAAGCTAATAGATGTAGAATTTGAATTCGATGGATTATCCGCTGACATAAAAGAAGAAGACCTGTTGTACGCAGGCGCAAAAAGACTTCCTAGTGAGTTTTACATAGAGAGGTCAGAATGGGATGACCGAATTCGTGAACATGAGAAACATAAGAGTAGCGCCGATTTCTTTAGCGGTCGATTCACAAATCAAGCAAACAGCCATGAATGCGTCTGCCACGCAGCACAACAAGCGTTTATGACAGCATACAACAGACAGTTGGGCGGCTTGGAACATGATGTATGGTTTAGCCCTCTTGCCTTATATACCAGAATAACTGGTGGAAGAAGATGGGGAGGGTCTATGGTAATTGATTCTATGTATGAGATGATAGAGAATGGAATGATTCCTGACCATGACGGACCAGCAGGGAACAATAGCCAGAAAGATAAATTTAAGCATACGCTACATCAAACGTCTGGAAGAACCGAGGACTGGTGGCCTACTAGCGGATGGATTACCCCAAGTAACCTACCTAACGGCTGGAAAGAAACAGCAAAACATTTTAGAGCATTAGAGGTTTATACTGTGCCAAACGAAGAGGCTCACGCCAGTTGTTTATTACACGGTTTATGTGTGGTAAATGGCCGAAACGGCCACTCAATCCCACATATGAATTTGGTGAAAGACGATGGTCGTTATTACTCCAGATATAAGGACAGCTATAACGTATTTAGATATGATAGCGAAAGACTGTGGGGTGGAGGATATGTAATTAGAAGCACAACTATGCCACACAACCCAACCAAACCAGCCGAGAATTAAAATGAATAATTTTTTTAATTCTATCATAGCTATTATGCTTTTGTTTTTTGTTTTCTCTGATGGGAAAATAAAGTCCAAGGCACCAATAGACGTAGATAGATATACCGTTGTAATCATAGAGGAAACAGAGTCGCGCCAATCCCTTGCTCCAGAACAGCTTTCAGCAATAACATCTCAGGTGTGGAGAGATTATGTATCTGAACAAAAGGGCCAATGGAGGGTTTTAGACCCAGACACTGATGTTAGCAATGAAAAAGAATGGGTAAAACAATCTTTATCTAAACAAAGAGGCTCTCTGCCCTGGCTAATATTTTCTAATGCAAGCGAAGGAAAGTCAATTCCCTTACCTCAAAATCTTGAACAGCTTATGGAGCAGATAAAACAATGACCTTCCAATCTCAAATTTTTGATGGTGAACCTATAATTAAAACTGGAAGGGAAGCTGCGTGCGGTCTACCAGACGGAATGTCTAGCGGATTAGAGTCAAGAGATTTAAACGAAGACCCAATAGGAGGGTTTGCTAAGGGGTTTGATATACCAGTAATACCCAGAGATGAATGGTCTGACAGAATAGAGGAAATGGAAAAAACAAAGTCTAGACTGTCGGACGTTTCTTATGCTGCTGGACTGAAGTGTTTCAATCAGAACGGAACAAATTATTGTTGGGCAAACGGACCTGTATATTGTTTACAGGTTGTAAGGCTTTGCATGGGTCTTGGAATAGAATATCTATCTCCATCGAGCGTTGCGGCCCCAATAAAAGATTACAAAAATAGAGGCGGGTGGGGAACACAGGCGTTAAGATACATAACTAAACACGGAGTTGTTCCTAGCAAACACTGGCCCGCAAACGCAATAGACAAGGACTACTACACAGAAGAAAATCTAGAAATAGCAAAAAATTATATAGTTACAGAATGGTATGATTTGCAAACTAGAGACTTTGAACAAACCATGACATGCCTTCTGCTTAGAATACCTGTTGCCGTTGGATATAACTGGTGGAGACATGAGGTTTCTGCCATTGACCCAATCTCTTTTGGTAATAATAAATACGGAATTAGAATAAGAAACTCATGGGGCATGAGCTATGGCAAGGATGGATACGCAATACTTACAGAGGATAAGGGTACTCCAGACGATGCCGTTGCACCAAGAGTCACCATTTCATATCCACATAAGGCTTAAAAATATATAAAAATTGGTGTATAAATTAAAGACAACATAAATTTATTTTTTGGTTATTTAATATGAAAACCATTAACTTAGCTGGAATTATAATTCTTGGCCTTGCTTTATCTTCCAACGAAGATAGAAGTGTCGAGGCTCAAAAAGTATGTATACCAGTTATTTCACCAAAAAAAATTGAAAAGGAGGTCGTAGTTGAGCCAAAAGAGCCAACTACGGATAACTTTTCCCGACCAAGAAAACCCTGCCCCCCAAGTGGGCCAGGAAGAAAATGACCATAAAACCAACACAACGAGCCGGTCGGCTCCAAGAAGAAGGTTGTTTAGAAGATGGCAAAGACGATAGCCGGTCTACAACTGGAAGCATCTACAAAAGGCCCCTGGCTTGCCAGGAGGTTCCCTTCTATAACAAACGCAACAATCTATCACTGCGTTACTCATTGGTACAGCCTGAGCGCGTCTGCCGGAGAAAGAGTTTGGGCAGAAAGAATGATAAAAAAGAAGGTTCAGAAATCATTTCCAGTTATCTATGCTATCATAATAAAAATAATTGTTTCCTTGATTATATCTTGGATGCTAGAGAAAAGGAATTTTAAGTTTAACAGGGACGTAGAAAACATTTACAAGTATTTACAGTAAAGTAAAGGAGTTTAATATGAAAAGCAATTGGCGAACTACTGTTGCGGGTATTTGTACCGCAGGCATCGCCTGTCTCGCAGCGGGAAGAGCAATTATTGAAGGCGAATCGCCTGATTGGCCCACAACGATTGCAGCACTAACCGCCGCATGGGGCTTGTTGTTTGCAAAAGACGCAAAAAATTAATTTGTTTTACAAGAGGGAGAAAAATCATGTGGAACGAATGTAAGGGCTTTATAGCTTTAATGGCTATAACTCTCCTGATTGCTTGCTTGCTTATAATCGGCATGCTCATACATAGAGAATCTTTAAACAAAGACCTTCCAAGGTTAAAGCCAAAAGAAATCTGTATGAATGTTGGCGTTGCCCCTAAAGCGCAGAAAATGCAAAGGCCCAATCATGCGTATGCACAAATGGCTAAGATTAAAAATCCAAACAATACTGGTTTTGCAAATCTAGCTCCAAGGTCATATTCATACTCCTTTGCGCCTTATGCAAAAATAATGCCCGAAACAAACTTAGGTGTTGCGACTAAAGCGAAGATTCGAGTGTACCCAAAAGGCACAATTATCCTCAAATCGCCGGAGAAAAAAAATGAAAGCCCTTAAAAATTTGACAGCGGAAGCGGCTGGAGTTATACTGTCGATAGTAATTATGATTGCTAGTGTTGGGGCTACTTTTGGAATTACCCAACATCAAATAACCAGACATGAAGAGCGTTTGGCAGAAATAGACAGGGAATATCAAAAAGACCACGATTTACTTCTTCAAATCAAGAGAGATGTCCATTGGATTAGAGAGTCTCTTGAATCAAAGTAAAAATATAAAGCAACTTTTAGAGGGGTCAATTAATTTTTAATTGGCTCCTTTTTTATTAGACAAATTGCGTTTTTTGTGTATATAATAGTAGTCTTAGCACATATGCAACGAGCGGAATTTTTCTATGAAGAATAGATGTAAGTATTGCGAAGAAGGGTATGTAAAAAAGAATGGTGTTTATACGCCATGCAAACATTGCATTACCCCTGAAAGATTTGAAAAAACTCTGAATACTGCAATAGCAAACTGTGGGTCAGATTTTTTAAAGAAAAAAATACTTTTAAGAATTAAGCAAAACTTACCAGATTATCCTGTTATGGCTCTAATGGAAGCAGAGCATTACGGAAAATTTTCTAAAGATTTTATAAGAATGCTAAAAGAAGCGTATGATGTTAAACCTTTTATGGACGTTATTTATAAACCAATTAGTTAAAATCAGGAGAAAAAATGCGAGTGCTATGGCTCTTATATGCCATAGTCAGCCTAGCGGATTTAACTTTAACGTGCTTATATCTCAGCCCAGAATTAGAGGCTAACCCAATAGCATCATGGATATGGTCTAAGTTTGGCTATTTAGGTATAATATGTTTTAAATTCTTAATCATACTGTGTTTTGTCTATCCAATATGCAAAGCAATAGAAAATAGAAATCCGATTGTCGCAAAAACAGTTTTATCTTTTGGTATATTTTTTACACTTATGGCTTGCTTATTATTTGGAGCTATTGCATGAACGGAAAAGGAAGCAAGAGGAGAAAGATGAAAGTCTCTCAGGAAAAATACTACGAAAACTGGAATAAGGTTTTCAGCAACAAGAAAATAAAAACTAAAACAAAAAAGAAAAAAAGGGAGGACTAGTCATGAAAAAGGCAGTCATATTTACATTGTTGATGATTGTGGCGATTGTGCCATCATCTGTTTCAGCCGAAGAAATCAAAGGCCCCTTAGCACCGTACCTTCAAAGCATCTCAGTAACCATTAGAGCAGATAGAGGTCAGGGTTCAGGAGTTCTTGTTACCAGAGAGATGACTGGTCTTGACGGTAAGCCTGTAAAAGTCAACTTTGTATGGACAGCCGCTCATGTACTAACCCGACTAAGAAAGACCAGAAAAGTAATAGACACCAAGACTGGCACGCAAAAAACACTCGTAGAGTTTAGGGACGCAGAGATTGTTCAAGAGATAGTCGAGAACGGTCGTAGAGTTGGCGAAAAGAAAATGCTTGCGAGCGTCATTAAATATAGCGATGCGGATGAAGGGCAAGACCTCGCATTGCTTATGGTCAGAAAGATTGGTATGACCGAAAAGAGCGCCGTATTCTATGACACGGATAACGATATACTTCCCATCGGAACCAAAGTCTTTCACGTTGGTTCTTTGCACGGTCAATTTGGCGCTAACAGCATGACTGACGGAATCATGTCTCAGATTGGCAGAGTCTTAAACATTGGCAGCGCTGGTGGCGGTGTCGTGTTTGACCAAACAACTGTCAACGCTTTTCCTGGCAGCAGCGGTGGTGGTGTGTACGTTGCTGGCGACACAGAAGAAACAAAGCAATACCGAGGCCAATACTGCGGCATGATTGTTCGTGGTGCTGGTGAAACTTTTAACCTTATTGTTCCTATCAGGCGTATGCGAGCATGGGCTAAGGCCGCTGGTTGTGAATGGGCTATTAAGAATGACCCAAGCATTACACCTCCTCTTTCTGAAATTTACAGCCCTAAGTGGGTAATTGAAGACACCGGAGGAATCTGGAACGCCAAAGCTAGCCAAGTTAAAGAAACCGCATTCTTTTTCTGGCTTAGAGATAGAAGCAAGGTTGTTGCAACTATACTCAAACCGTACGCTATTAAATCAGAAACTTATTTAGAGTTAATGCCTACAAAATGAAAAGGCCAAGACCAGAAGATAGAGAAACTGAGTGGTCAAAGTGGATTGCTCATCAAATGCATGGCGAAGCAGAGGCCAGAACTTTCTGCGGGGCTAGATGCGATGTCCTAACCGAAACCCACGCTTGGGAAGTAGAGTGGATGAAAAAATACAATCAAGCCCCTGGACAAGCCCTGCTTTATGCTTCTCTGTTTAATAAAAAACCAGGAATAATACTTCTATCTAGAGCAGACGATAGGGACAGCATCTATTATCTAAGGTGCGCTGTAATCTGCGAGAGCGCTGGAATAGACCTTCAGGTTATTGAAACCTATGATGAAGAACAAGACAAGGTTGGTTTAGCAGACGTAATAAAACACGGATGGGATAAATTAAGAGGGAAGCAATGAGTCCAGGACCACCTACCTCCAGCGACGACGGTGAATTTGAAAAAATAACAGCGGATGTGCGTGGTCTTACAAGAAAAAGGGCCAGCGGATTACATAAGTATAGGTGTGGCGGCTATACTGGACGCAACGGAACCCAGCCAGCATCAACCAGAGGCGTCTTCTCTGATTTATACATAATAGGTAGAAGAGAGAGCGGATTAGATAATGATTTTGACGATAATATAGTTCATGTTTACTATGGACCGTTTGAAGAATACATTCCAACTCCTCCATTCGACTTTGCCGGTAGAGAAGGCTGTTGTCCAAATGAATGCCCTTGCTATCCGATGGACCAAATGCATCAAAGACCCCTTATCATTCAGGGTCAAAGCGGGAAAGACTATATAGCAAACAGAAGATTTGTTGACCCTCCGATGCATTTAAAGAGGCAGGTATCGGGAAATGACGACCATCCTGCGCACAAGTACCCAAGAATAGTAGAGAGAATGAAGCCAACAGTAGAGGGTTTAAATTACAACCATGGCGCTATGAACTCAAGTGACCCCGATGGTCAGAGAGCTTTGAATATGTTCGGAGTAGGCCATTTTCAATGTCCGGACGCAGATGATGAATGCAAAAACAAAGACCACGGAGACTGCGGCTCCGTAGGCGAAGGACCAACAGACCCCAATGGACAGCATAAGCAATGCAACCCAAAACCCTGTTGCAGAAATCCAGTATGTGACGATACGATGTATAGTCATGGCGGTGCGGGATTAAAAATCCACGAAGCGATTCCTGACAATTTCAATACAAGCCTGACAACTGGAAATCTTGCAGGTATAACTACACACAACAGATGCTGGCAACCGTGGAAACATCTAAGGGTATGGTTTTGGATTATGCCTTACTGGGACGCTCCAACAGGCAACTACTCTGGTCCCGATAACGATGATTATGATGGAAGAGTCACATATGAAGGCAATCAAAACATGGGTTCGGCGCCGGGTTGCTCCAAAGGAGGAATGTATGTTACTTCTGATGGAGGTCGGGCGTGGACTGAAGGAATTTTAACAAACGGCTATCTCAAAATAAGCCAAGGCGTCGAAGGTATGGTCGACACCGAATTAGGCGAAGTTGCTGGCGGGCAAGTTGTTCAACCCGGCCAACCGGTGATGCAGCAGGGAATTGAATGGCAAGGAAATTGGGGATGGTTTTACCATAACAGCCATGCCGGTCAAACTCCATTTGGAGATAAAATCGTTTTCGGGTACGGCGGTGGAACCACATTGGGCGCGCCTGACCCAGACACCATACCTTGCATTGGCCCAAGACAATGGCAATTCCATCACGCAGACATGTTCTACATGCAAGTAGACGCGGATGGAAATCCAGTATATCCAGGCAGTGGAGCGCACCCTCCTGGGACTTTTGGAATAATTGGCGCCGGAGGGCTAAATCCACAACACCCCATACGGCGAACAATGGCAAAAATAACACTTCATGTAGGATACTATAAAGATGACGGGACTCCAGAACTTCTCAAAATTATGGATGGTAGAGAAGTAGATATGGGTCACGTTGAAACGCATCCGAGCAATAAAGGCTTAGGCTCTGGCGAACTTACACTAGGAGGAAATCGAATACATGGAGCTGCTGGAAATTTAGGGTACGGAGCCTATCATCTTGTAAATAATGGCTGGATACCCACAAGAAGCCCAACCGACCTTGGAAGCACATATCCTGGAGTTCATAATCCAACGACTCCTGGTAACCAGTACGGCGAGCCATTTCAACCCATGTACTACGGAGGGTGGCTTATAGACGGCCTTGGTTTTGACAAGGGGTCGTCTCGTATTCCAGACGCCGTTGGCGGAGACACAAAGCCAGAATTTACAGCCGAAGAGCTGTGGAATAACGGAAAGGGAGTCCCCTGCATAGGCGGTCCTGATATTAGAGAGCCTCAATTCCCCGAAGGTTCTGCTGACTCACCACTAAATTTCGACGCCCCTGACGCAATCGGAGGAGGTGGTCCCCCCGATTTAGACGACGACGATGAGGGGTTTGAGGATTTAGACGACCTTTTAAAAGACGGCTGGAATGCGGAAAAGATTTGCATAAAAGACAACGAGGATTTCCCGCTTCCTCTAGAATTTGAATTTAATTTTGCTGGAAGTACCAGCGGCTTCTCAGTTCCTACATCCATAAAAAATGCCGCTAATTCATGGGCTGAGAGAATAGCAAGGCCAGGATTAAAACTAACAAAAGATGGAGAAGAACCTAAATATAGAATGAAACCGAAAGTCAATTGCAATGTAACTGGTTTTCACAACAGAAGCCCTTTTTTGGCGACTTGCAGTGTAGGTGCCGTCGATACGCAATTTAGACTGCCATCATCTATAAATGTTAGAGTTAATATGTTTTATTGGAACGCTGTAAGCGCTCTAGTTAAATATAAAATATTACTACACGAATTAGGTCATGGAGTGGGTATTACCTCGGCAATCTGGGGTCTGGGAACAAAATTAATAAATCGTCCCATTACAGCAACAGCATACAGTCTCATGACCAACCTCAACCGCCCTGCAGCTCCGGTAACTTTCAGAGGCCCGCTTTGGGCTACTGGAGGTTTTGCAAACCACGGTCATTGGCTACCGCAATGCGCTTGTTATAACGGCCAAATATATTACGGACTGTACGGTGGAAAAAGGTTCGGCGCTCCAGATGGACGCTCTGAACTAATGACCCCTATAATATCTAGAAACCAGATGATAATAACACACTTAGACTGTGCTTTTCTTGTTGACATTGGATGGTGCTGCAATACCCGGAACGACGATAAGACCTGGAACCCTGGACGGGTTGCCAAAGCACAACAGTGCTGCAGCCTCACTTCAGGAGGGACAGGGACACCCTGCCAGCCAGCCATATGGGACAATCGGTTCGGCTGTGTAGACTGTGGAGGAAATCTACCGCAACCCACAGAAACAGAGATGTATGAAATGAACAAAGAAATAGAGAAAGGAATTATCGGATATTGTGGCGGGTCATCCAACGATGTAGTTTATCACGAATACCATGAAGAGGGTTGACAAACATACTCCACAAGCTATAATATCTATGAGGCAGGGAATTAACGTGAATACCTGCAGTTGAAGCGTTTTCCTGATGAGGTTTCGGATTAAAAAGGTTCCCACGATTCTGTCGGTCTATCTGACCTCTGGATAGGGCCAGCTAGCTACCGCTTCCTCGCCTCATTATATTTTACATTTACTTTTTTAAATTTGGAGATTTTAATGGCTAGTTTTAACAGAGTGATTTTGGCCGGAAACCTCACGAGAGACATTGACCTTCGTGAGACTCCTGGTGGTGCATCGGTTGCCGATGCTGGTCTTGCCGTAAATGATAGACGTAAGCAAGGAGATGAATGGGTTGACGAGACATCGTTTATTGACTTGACTCTTTGGGGCCGAACAGCAGAAAACGCCGCTGAGTATCTTTCTAAAGGCTCCCCCATTCTAATTGAGGGTCGTCTAAAACAGGATAGCTGGCAAAATGAAGCTGGTGAGAAGCGTACTAAACTCAAGGTTGTTGTTGACCGTCTTCAATTCCTTTCAAATGGAAACGGAAGCAAGCCTGAGCAGAAAAAAGAAACTGTTTCAGCAGGAGCATCTGAAGGAAAGGGAGATAGCGATATCCCGTTTTAGGTTCTGAATGGAAATAAATCTAACCGCACCAATAAACGATTTAGGTTATGGTGTTGCTGGTCTAAATATATTAAAGGGTCTAGTAAGAGCCGGTCATACGGTTTCTTACTGGCCCATAGGCCAATCCAGCGTGCATACGCAAGAAGAAGCTGAAATAGTTACTTCTTGCAGCAAAAATGCCGAGTTCTTTAACAAAAACGCTCCTAGTATCAGGCTATGGCATCAGCACGATATGTCTCAGCATATAGGTGGCGGTAAAAGAATTGGTTTTCCTATCTTTGAATTAAATAAATTTTCTGATATAGAAAAACACCACCTATCTTCGCTAGACAAAGTTTTTGTTTGCAGTGAGTGGGCCAAGTCTATAGTCGAAAAAGAAATACCAAAATCAGACGTAAGCGTTATTCCTCTTGGCGTTGACTCTAGCATATTCAACAAGGAGCAAAACGAGCGTAACTCAAAAACCATATTTATAAATATTGGTAAATGGGAGATAAGAAAAGGTCACGACATTCTTTGCTCCGCTTTTAACAGTGCGTTTAGTAAAGAAGACAATGTGGAATTATGGATGATGAACCATAACCCATTTCTGAATGACACGCAGCAAAATGAATGGCACAGGCTATACTTGAACTCGCCAATGGGTAGGGCAATAAAGATAATACCAAGAGTAGAGTCGCATCAAGAGGTAGCCGAAATAATGAGACAGTCTGATGTGGGGGTGTTTCCCTCTAGAGCAGAAGGCTGGAATCTAGAAGCTCTAGAAATGATGTCGATGGGAAAGTATGTTATACTTACAGACTACTCTGCTCACACAGAGTTCGCTAACCAAATAAATTCAAAGCTCATAAAAATAGATGAAACAGAAGAAGCTCACGATGGAATATGGTTTCACGGACAGGGAGAGTGGGCCTCTATAGGTGAAAGTCAAATTGAACAGTTGGTTTGCCACATGCGGACTCTCCACGAACTCAAACAAAAAGAGCGAGAAGAAAATAGGGAAAATAAAAACGAAAGAGGAATAATCACTGCAAAGCAATTTAGCTGGGATAATTCAGCAGAAAAAATAATTGAGGCAATATCTTGATAGACACATCTGACATAATAACCTGTAAGTCATATCAACCTTTGTGCGACTATTTGTATGACTACCCAGACCTGGACGATATTCCTCCGACAGGGCTGGTTCACGTTCCTCTTGACCACATAGATGAATTTTTCAAAAGAATTGATAGCAACGGTCACAGGTACGTTGTGGTTAGTTCATGCTCGGACTACGGATTGGCTTTACAGCAAGAACATGGGGCTTGGAAGGACATGGTAAAGTGGGTTGGCATGCAGGTAGGCCCATCCATGGGATACAACGGCATTAAAGTGCCTGCGAGAATAAATGAAGACAAATGCAAAATACAAGATATATATTCAGTTAAAATGCACGCATGGACAAACGCAACTCTTCCAAACATACCGCATAATGTGCATCATTGGTTTATTACTAATTTGATGTTTGTTCCAGAGCCTGAACATTATAATTTTTTATATGAAGCAAACACACACGAAAAACTAACAGCAATTCCTTTTGGTATAGCGGAAGGCAAGCAACAGCAGCTTCATTCAGCCATGCAAAAAAGAAGGAGGGCTGAAGACAGAGAAAATAAAATATATCTTAGCTGGAACGACACAACTCTTGAGAGGTACGAAATTAGAAAAGAGCTTATGGAGTGGCAGGCATACTCTGGAAACAATTCTTTAACCGTCAACCTTCCATCGAAACAAGACGAGTACGAAGAATACTTAAAGAAATTAGGCACACACAAATATGTGCTGTCTCCACCAGGAAATGGAGCAGATTGCTACAGAACATTAGAATCAGTTTATATGGGGTGCGTAACATTCGTTGAAGACACTCCAACAAACTATCTCACAAAACTTCCCGTATACAAATATGGTAACATAGAGGACATAATATTTTCCTATAACAAAAACCAGACCGTGGCAAATGGGTTTGAAGAACGGCCAGAAATAAAACTATCCCATTGGAAACATCTTATACATTCTAAGCGTTCTGAGCTTTTTTAATAGCTTATTTTGGTGTATACTACATAAGTATCATGTTAACCTCTGAATGAGGAGAAATAAGTGTCTAAGAAAAAAAACAACAATGCTAATAACGGCACTCATCTTAAACAAAATCACTTATCTGCTAAAACACCCAATCAAAAAGAATATATTAAATCTATAAAAGATAACCAAGTAGTTATTTGCTCTGGACCCGCTGGAACTGGTAAGACTCACATCGCAACATCTATGGCGATTATGGGTTTGATTAGAGAAGAATACGAAAAGGTGATAATTACCAGACCTATGGTTCAAGCCGGAGAGGACACTGGATATTTACCAGGAAATATAAGAGAGAAAACAGCGCCGTATCTTAGGCCTATATTTGACGAGCTTCTCTGCTATGTAAGTAATTCAGATATAGTCACGCTTATGAACTCTGGAAAAATAGAAATATGCCCTCTAGCGTATATGCGAGGAAGAAATTTTCACCACTGCTTCATAGTTGCAGACGAATGTCAAAACGCATCAGAAAAACAACTAATGATGCTATTGACAAGAATAGGCAAAGGTAGTAAGATAGTATTAACTGGCGACGCAAGTCAGTCTGACTTAAATTACCGAAGCCAAGGAGGCCTTAACACATGCGTAAGCGGCCTAGAAGAAGTAGATGGAGTGGGAATAGTAAGGCTTAATACAGAGGATATAGTTAGAGAGCCAATCGTTGAAAGAATTGTCACGGCTATGGAAAAATATAATTCAAGTTCCGATTGACAAATGACGATAACTCTGATATAATAAATCGCGGGTAGTGGTGTTGGTTCCACATCTGGTCTCATAAATCAGACGACGCAGGTTCGATTCTTGTACCCGCAACTTTTACATTTTCAATAAAAGGAGTCATTTACCGTGAGCGTTATTTTAAAAGACATAGATTACAATAAAAGAAAGAACAACGATTATTCAAAAATTAACAGCGAGATGTACTCACTAGATAAGTACAGAGATATTGCTAAAAAGTGCATATCTCTTTTTTCTGGTGCTAGCTGCTCGGTGTTCATGATTAAGAACGAAGACGCAATATCACATGTTGCTGAACACATAATGTGGGGTCATGCAAGATGGAGGGAAGATGGGGGAAGAACCCTTAAAAGCTATCTTAATCAATGTGCGATATGGGCCATAAAGGTTTGGAAGACAAAGGCTTACAAGTCAGACAGCAAGTCTTGCCTATCTCTAAATCATACCATATACAATAATAACGGTTCAGAAAGCGAGCAATATAAACTAGTTGAAGATAAAAAATCTAAAACTCCACAAGAAATAATATTCAATAACCCATCAAATGAAGCAGTCTCAATAATTAAGAAATGCAGCCTTACAAACCTTCAAAACAAATGTGTTTCTTTGAGATACATTGAAGGCAAAAAGCTACAAGAGATAGCAGACGAGATTGGTGTCAGCAAGCAGGCTGTAAACCAACACATAAAAAAAGCAATAAATAAATTAAGGAAGCAAAATGGGATTTGTGAGCGATAAGATAAAAGGAGAGAATGCAGAAGAATCTGTTGCAAAGATTCTATCCTCTTTATGGGATATACATAAGGCCTCGGATTTAGAATCCGGCGCTTTTTCCGACTGGGATTTATCTGCGGCACAGATTGGAACTGCCTCCGAAGCCTTTACTGTTGAGGTAAAATACGACGAGATGCAGGCCAAGACTGGAAATATAGCCATAGAAATCTATAATCCAAGGTCAGGAAAACCAAGCGGATTGACTGCAACGAAGGCAAGTCTTTGGTGTCAGGTTTTGCAAGACTCAACATGGATTACTAGTGTAAAAGCATTAAGAAAGTTTTGTGAGGAAACGCCCCCATTTAAAATGTTTAGCTCCGCAGGAGACGGAAATGCGGCTATACTACTATATAAAACAGAAGACATACTTGAAATTTTTGAGAGGATTGATGAATGCCATCAGACACAATTAAGCCTGAAGATAGAGTCGCTATTAAAATAGTAATGGTTATAAATTCATTTAACCTTAAAGAAGACGATGAATTTAGTTTCCACGCCATAAAAGACGAAACAGGTAAAATTTATCTTCCCAACAAAATTATAAAAAAGAATGAATCAGTCAGCGACTGTATAGATGAAATTTTATCTGAATATTTAATTGTCGAACAACACTCAGCGGTAGACTGTAATTTAGTAGACGTTATAGACACTTTCAGTAAAACACAAAACGAAAGAATTGTAAATTTGGTTTTTAAGATAGCTGTTAGCAGGACGGACAATCATTATTTTAACAAATCTTTATCTATGTTTAAAAACAAAGAGATTCTTGATGTTATTGAGCAAAAAGAAAACATCTCTGTTTCAGATGCTGCTGCAATCTTGATGACCATCATGGGAGCGTCGAGGCAAGTGTCAAATGTCTAAAGACCAAACCCCCGAAGAAAAAAAAGCCAAGGAGTATGTGGATTCAATACTCTCTGAATTTTATTCGAATGACAACAGACAAGACGAAAAGGATAGGTATTGCATATCTTTTTTTGTAGATAAAGAAGGAGTTGTTGACATCGAGATTCTTTGGCCGGAATGCATTGAAGAATCCATGTCTGACAATATAGCTAGCTTATTGTATTCAATAAATAACGGAGAAATGAAATCTTTAGTAAGCAAAGCTATAAGTAATCCTGGGATAGAAGACTCGCAACTGAGAGTATTCATAATCTCAGTAATAGAGAAGTGGCTTGATATACAAACTTATGTAAGCAAAAAACCTTATATTGACCCTAGAGATACTCTTAAGTAAATACTATTATTTGTGGTGTATATTCTGTTGAAGGCAAAAAACATATGAAGTCCCAGTCAATCTAACAAGGTACATTGTAATGTCTGAAAAAAAAATTGTTTGGGAAAAGTGGATTGACCCATTAAACAAAAATATTGATGAGGTTGAGTACCCTGGTTTTAATCTGCCGCCAATGGACGACGATAGACCGATAGAGTTTCTTTCAGAAGACCCTAATTTTGAACAAAAAATGGAAGAGCAGCTAGACCAAGCTGAAAACCAAGAAACAAACAGGAATATAGATTACAACCCAATAAGAATAGTGTCTACGGCACATGGATTTGTCAGCTTAACAGAACACTCATTTGCATCAAAACACTTTGATTTTTGGACACTGCACTACAACAGAGACATAACAGATGAAATATTAGAGGCTGTTTCACAATGCGATGGAGTAGAGACAGTAACCCCATTAACCAGATACAGAATGAGGGTTGGTTTTAATAGAACCCTAATAAAGTCAGGCGCATTTCAAGTAAATAACATAAGAGAAAAGGTTGAAAAAACTATAGTTGGATTAGGGACTCAAGACAATGAACTGAGTACGCTAAGGAATCAAATCAATGACAACCCAAAAAAGAACAACAAGTGAGCTAATAAATGACGTTCACAATTTCAGCCTTAATGTTGATTCTAGAGAAATATTTCTCAACAGTCACATAGCTGATTGCGAGGAAGAAGCTGGCGTTGACTGGAGAATGGCTACAAGGTTCAATAAGAACATAAGACTATTAACCTCTGGCTCTAGAAAAGAGCAGCCAATACTAGTACATATGCACACCGTTGGCGGGAATTGGGAAGACGGCCTTGCAATATATGATATAATAAAGTCTTGCACAAGTACCCACATCACCATAATAGCATATGCCCATGCTCGTTCAATGAGCAGTATAATCCTTCAGGCTGCTGATACCAGGGTATTTATGCCAAACGCCATATGGCTAATGCACATGGGAGACATGGGTTTTGATGGACAAGCTCAGTCTTTTGAAGCGGAAGCTGAATGGGCAAAAAAAGACCACGATAGAATGCTTGACATATACACTGAATCGGCGTATGGTAGTATAGCTTATAGTGGTAAAAGCAAGAAACAGGTTAAGAACTTTATAGACAGAGGAATCAGGCTGAAGCAAGAGTGGTATATGTCTGCAAGAGATGCAATTGAGCATGGCTATGGAGATGCTGTTTTTGGGGAAGAAGGATACGAGGACATAGAAACAATAAAAAGGATTGGAAGTAAAAATTGAAACCTGTAAGTAACGAAGAATTTGAAAAAGCATATAGCAATCAAGATAATAAAAACATAATAAAGACAGTTACAAAAAAATATGCTTCTAAGCTGTCTAAAGAACTGCAGGAATCATGTGGAATGCACGGCCTTTGGAGGTGCATACAGAATCACGACGATAGCTACGGAAGAAAATTTACAACCAGTCTGTTTATACATGTAGACTGGGAATGCAAAAGAGAGCTTGGAATACTTTCTAGAAAGCCAATCTCTTTTCTTGGAGAGTCTGACAACGATATAGCTGAGGCCCCTCCTAGCGGCCAAGTTTCTGATATTCTAGAGCCTCTATCAGAAAAACAAAAAGAAATAATGTATCAAAGATTCTATGAGAACAGAACACTGGAAGAAATCGGAAAAAAGCAAGGGTATAGTAAAGAAGCTGCTCGTCAAAACATAAACAAGATTCTATCAAAGTTACGCGAAACCTCAGATGAAGATTTTGGTGTATAAAGACATGTATACACACAAAACAACATCAAGGGGTGACTCCAATGGCCAGAGAATCCACAGTTGCCGCAGTCAGCGGACTTCCTACTAAAAATCTAGGCGCAACAATCATAAATGCTGGTAACACTCCCGCTGGTGTAGCTGGTACAAACGACGCAACCAATTCTGATAGCTTTGGCCGACTAACTGGCAACAATTCTGGAAAAAGCTCCGGTTCAAAAGTGGTCGAAAGAGAAGGTATTCCGAATTCAAGCGGGAATATTCAGGCCGGTCCTGGAGTTCAGTCAGCAGTATGGGCAGACCCATTTGCCGGTTCTCCTCTTGGGCAAGTTATTGGAAAATCATTTAGCTGGAGAGACCAGTATACTGGAAGACTTCCTGTTCGATGGAACCATATATACTCAAGATACCCAGAGACAGGAAGAGATTCTAATAGGTCAAATGGCTGCGTCCAAAATGATTATTTTAACAACCCGCACGCAAAAGTCTGTAGAGATTCTGATTCTCTATTTGGAACAAATGTCTCTCTGACTATGGGCCGTGCTGGAATGGTTTGCGCTGTTGGCTCGCCCAGTGGACATAATGGCCTGAAGGGCCGCATGGCAGGCGACGATAGAACTATCAATATAAGAGAGGGTGATGTAACCGTAGACGAGTTTGGCTTACACGGAATTATGGGCAAGGGTGGAGCCTCAAGTATTGGACATCTAGGTGAAGATGGTTTTGCCATTAGGGGAGAAGAAAAAGACTGGTACAGTTGCGGTAAGAGACAAAACGCTCTGTGTGCTGAAGTAACTCCTGGATTTGATGACAAAGGGCAAAGACTAAGATTCAACCATTCTAATCGAAAGCTCCCCAATCAGGACCAACACATGGTTTCGCCTTCTGGAACAGCTTTCGGTCAGGCTGTAACATTCAACTCTGGCGGCACAAGAATGGCGGTTGGCTCTCCTTATGCAAATTACGGGAGGGGACAGGTTTCAGTTTTTGAATTTTTTCCCGCTTCAGGCGCAAGAGGCGAATGGGTTAGGATTGGCGCTGAAATCAAAGGCGATGGAGTAGATAGAGAAAGATTTGGTTGGGACGTTGCTCTGGATGGTGAAGGTGACGACCTTTGGGTTGGCGCTCCTCGTCCTGGTGGAACTGGCTACGTTGCACACTTTAGCCTACAAGGCACGTACCCTGGAGGGGCAACTTGGAAAAGAGACAAGCATGGTGGCTCTGTTTCAGGTGTTGGGCCACGCGACAAATTCGGATATTCTGTAAGCTGCAATGAAAAAGGGAACGCTTTGGCTGTTGGTGCGCCTAACGCATCTGGTACTCGCGGAACTGTAGATGTTTTCCACAGAACAAGCATTAGTGGAACAGTTCCCAAATGGTCAAAATTAAAGAGGGGTAACGGTTCAATTCAACGTATTGTGGGTACGGCTTCTGGAGAAATGGCCGGTTGGTCAGTTTCTATGATGTACAGTAGCGTGCCTTCCACTACGGCAGGAAGATTTAATCCTATGATTGCCGTTGGTTCTCCGTTCTTTAGCAAGAGTGTTGCTGAGTATGACTTTAGCAAGAGAACATTTGCGGAGAGAGCTGCTGGAGTACCCATCTTTGATGGTGAGCCTGACGAACATGGCCAAAGTCAATCGGCTCAGGAGTCGGTAAATCTGAGGCATGGGGTTACTTATAATGAACGGGGCCTAACCTGCGAAGGCCGAGTAACAGTCTGGCAATTTACTCAAGTTCCGGTTCACAGAAAACATGGTTATACTACTCTTGAGTGGATTCCAGCAGGTAAATACAGCGCTAGAAATCTAATGAAAGGAACGTATCCTCAAAGCGAAATGGGGTACTCGGTTGCATTTAGCAATACTGGCGACTACCTTGCTGTAGGTTGTCCTGGCACAGACGGAAGATTTGATGTGTCTGACTGTGAACAGTTGACGGCTATGACTAAGTCTGATTATGAAGGAAGCGGTCGCGGCTTTGTGGTGGCCGAGGGAGGGCCAGATGACCCTTTACACGAAGACTATAAATACAACTACACCTACAAACCAGACTCTCGCTCAGAAGAGTGTTATAATAAAGATGGGTTTTATTTGATTACCGGTGGCAGCGCTGGCCCTGGTGGCGGCGAAGTCGCACCAGGACTCTTCAAATCTGCAAGCAAGCGAAGCAAATACGGCATTGGTTCTGTAAAAACTTTCCGATATGTCTTTGAGGGTGAAGCTGGAGAGGCGGCAAGAAGAGAGCATTACTTAGGCTCAGACAGACAGGATGTTTGGATTAAGTATGGGCCAACAATTGATGGCACAGAAAGCCCCGTATACCTTCACGACCAAGACGATTCCGTTTGGACGTCTACAAATCTAAATGGAAGATTAAGATACGCTCGTCCAAACTTCCAAGACCTTCAAGGCGTAGAGAAAATGCCTAAGCATTCTCATCACGAAAGATTTGGAACAGACGTTTCTATCATCGACGCTATATCCCCGATTGTAGCTGTGGGCGCACCCTACGCGCAAGATGATAGGTACAACCTTAAATTTGATGACGGTTTAGGCAGTGTTGTTTTTGGCATCTATGAGCCGACAGGCAGAGTAGACATCTACTCCGCAACACCAACTAAACTGAGAGACAACGTAATGCCATTTGGAGGCGGCGCAGCAGCGGGACCGCCAAAGGGAAGCAGAACGAAACCTAAACTTCAATATGACGCTGCTGGCTCTGTTGTCGCTTCTTCTGGAGGTGGTAGAGAGTCTTTCTTCATAGCCCCCAAAGTATCTGGCTCTGGATTGGCTGATGACAACGCTCTTAAAACAAGCAGAAAGACATTCGGCATGGGCGGAATAAGTTTCACAACAAGCGACTAATCTTGGTGTATATACTATTTAGGAGTAGGATTCAATATTTCTGGACTATAGGAAATTTCATCCATTTTATGGAGAAATAAATTATGGCAACACAAGCTGTAACAAGTGGAGAAGCAAAAAATAACGGCTCCACTATTGTAAACGCTGGAAATGTTCCCGCAACAACAAAAACTATCAAAGACGTTGGTTTTGGAGTCGGAATCGGAAAAGAAGCCGGTGGACCACCCAAAGTAGTCCAACAGACTGGAACTACGGGCAACTTTAGCGCGCCTGGATTGGGCGGAAGAATAACCGCTAAAGGTTCTGGCACTTTTGCTTACGACAATGCTAAGGGCGACTTCATAGCTATTCGATTGACAACACTAATCAATGGTATCGCCAACACTTCATTGCAGTCTGGTGGACAAGGTAAGGGTCGCTTCACAGGCTCCATTCATGGGCTTGAAAGCTACCACACTCTTCCCAAATATACCACCAATGCAGATGGCTCTCATGCTTCGACCACCTCTGCCGGAGGAACCTCAACTAATTACGTTGATTCTGCTGGAAATGGCTCGACCGCATCCAAAGACTCTGCTGCAAATCCGACTAGAGCAATTCCTGGAGAATTGGTCTATACTGGAAGTTCGCTTGCTGGTCAGGGAGCTTTGGCTGTTCCGACACAAGCTGATTATGCTGCAAAAACTGGTTAAGGTTAATTCAATATGGGGCTTGCCGCTTAGGCGGCCCCTCTTTTTTTAGGTCTTAAAAAAATGGCACACGAACAAAAAATTAGAGAAGACAAAGAATACAACAAGCAAGGCTCAACTATTGTTGCCGGTAACGATGAGCTAGGCACAGTAATTGGAAACAATTCTGGTGCTGGAGCATTAGCAGGCAAACCTTCAAGAGAAGAAGGTTCTGTTAAAGCTATAGACAATAGAATTCAATTCAATAAAGACACATCAAACAATGAAGTTGTGGCCGCAGGCTCATTTAATTATGAAACCAGCAGCTCAAGCATAGGGTCATTAAACGCTCAAAACGAGGAGTCTGGTCAGATTGGGTGGTGTATATTTAGAGCTACGTTAGGTATTGATAATACGAACCTACAATTAATAGACCAACAACAGCTTGATTCTTATTTACAAAATACAGATTCAATGTTTTTTGGTAAAAATATAAGCTCTATAAAATGCGTAGAAACTGAAGACCCAAACGATAGCACAAAAAGAAAAAGGGTTGCAAGCGCAATCGAAATTAGGGAAAATGACGGAAGAATAAGAAATATGGCTGTAAGATTAGGGCATTTCAATGAAGGAGAGGACAATGTCCTGAAAAATTTATTTAATCCAAAAGAATCCGTTTATGGTTCATACATAGTTTTATACCAGGGGAAAATTATTACTGTGGGCGGTTTAGTATAAACTGGAGTTTAATATGGTAGATTCATGTTGCAATTCAAAGTATTCCACTTCTATTTATGGAGTAGACAATCACTCAATAAGAAATGTTCTACTTGGCGGAGACTGTGGGGGCGAGTATATCGCGCAGTGGAACGTAGTAAAAAGTATTGACTGCGACGCGGCTGATGGATTAGTTCCTAAAATGGGGGCAATGCTTACAGTAGTTGGACACCAAGTGGTTTCTAGGGAGTTTTCTAAAGGAGGAAGCGGCGTTTCTAGAAACGTCCCTGCTATTGGCAGTCAAATTAGAATAAATCCGGGAACAGTAAATATAAATCCATTGAGTGGAGATAGTAAGCAGATAGAAGAAATATTTAATGGTCAATGGGGGTTTTTGTATCTACCAAAAGACGAGCCTATCTGCGGCGACAGCAACTCCGTTCCAAATGCCTACTGGTGGATTAAATGCACAGATTGTTTATTTATAAATTCTGCCCCTCAATTATGGAATACTGCTCCAGTAGGGACATCAGCAGCTAGCGGAAGAACCCCCTTCCAAAGCTATCAATTAGAAATTTTGCCGAAATTTAAAAGCGCAAAACTTACTTCGTTTTATGATATTGGAGGCGGAGCAACAAGTTTTTCAAAAACAATTGATTTTTCTGTCTTAAGTAGGGGAATATTGGCTCCTTGCGCGGGAGAAGACGGCGGTCCTAAAATATCTGATTTTCGCGCAAAAGGAGATTTAACTCACTTATGTACTAACGATAACGGAACTCCTCTCCATACAAATTTTCAAGTCACAAGCTATGAAACTGCAGCTTGTCCGCCTACAGCTCATGATTATATGGATTGTTTCCAGGGTGGTTTTCCTGGCGGTTAAACCTAAATCATTAAAAGAAAAATAATATATAATAAATTAAAGGAGACCTTTACATGGCAGGCTACGGTGAACAGTGTGTACCTAAGCAAGGAAACACAGGCGAAGGAAGTAGTGAAAATCAATTTTATCCTTGTGATTACACGGCAATTAGCAGACCAAGAGAAAATGACCAAACCAGCGATAGAAGAGAGCATGGTTTAGTTCTTTTTGCTTTGAGTCCCAGCACTGATTTTCCAGACGTAAAAAATGCTAGCTGTGAAATAGTTGGTGGAAATTGGTCTAGCAGCGTCAAGGCTGACACAAGTAAAACCAACGACCACATGGACCGCGCTGACCCTACTGACCCTGTTACAGAGAGACTAGCCTTTTCATCATATTCATCAAAGTACGACGCCGAAGGAAACCTAACTAGGAAAGCCGTTACTGAGGATGACACAAACTGGTGGGGGAGACATCCTATATTTGGAAAAGACGGAATACAAAATGGAATGGGGGGACAAGCAGCGAACGCAACCAATTTCTTATGGTTTCAAAAACCAAGAAAAAGAGAGTCGATGTTTAGCACAGATTCCGATGGACACCGGCAGCATGTACCCGCCACGACCACCGACAGTCTGGAAATAGTGGAGTGTCCACTAGACCCAACAAAGAAAACAGTTGTGTTTATGGGAGATGGCGTTGATGATGCTCCTGGAGAAATATACTGCGCTCCAGAAAATAACCCAAAAACCAGAATCATTGCTTTTTCTAGAAGCGGTAACAAGGCTAACGAAGCGTCATTCAAAGACCCTGTTAAAAAAGAAACACAGTCAGACGGCGTTCAAGTCATTGTATTTCCTCCAGGACAAAACGATACACTAGAGGAGGCAAAAATTGGAAACTGTACCTATGAAGTAAAAACAGGCGGAGGTTCATCAAGAGGAAAAACCAGGAGTCCCGATAAACAAGATATTCCAAGCGTCTTTTTACAGTTAGGTCAAATAATACGAGAATACGACCAAACCGAGTCCGAACATGGGTTCGCTGCTGGCGGAATAACATCTACACTTCTAAGTAAAGCCAGTCATGATAACTTTAGCGCTGGCCCAGCAAAAGACTACTATCAAAATTGGAAAATAGATGCTCGAAAAGGAACACAGACGCTTATCAATCCAAACACAAACGCTAATAAAGTTTATGATACAAATTTTGGGGCTTCTGTAGAAATGTTTTGCGACTCAGAGAATGGTTTATGGGCAGCCATAGGCGCTCCAAGCATGATGAAACACCATTACGAGGGTGGAAGAAAAGACGATTATAAAATTAATAAAACCGCAGTAACTGGAACTTATCAGGGTAAATACAACAAGGGAGACAAAAAGGGAGAAGACACACACCAAAGCTCTGATGGGATGGTTGGATATTTCGCGGCCACAAACGTCAGTTCACAGATGGAAGTTTTATCACCCAAAAAACCATCTCTTGTTAGTATATTTAATCTATGTGACGCTAAATTCAATAATGAAGTTAATCCAACATCAAGCAGCACTGACATGGCAAAGTGGATTCACCATTCGTACACAGAGTCTCAAAAATATATTACTAGAGGACCTCACGATACAGACAGCACACCAACTCACAGTAGATTTCCTGAGATAAAAATTAGCGACTCAACTGAAACACAAAACTACGATTACAGAGTTGTTTTTTATGGTGTTCTGGACACAGCCAAGGGAAGCTCGTCCACTTCAGCCGATGGTTCGGGCGCGGATATCCAAAAAGGTCGAATCTGTAGAAAGCTAGTTGTCAGATTTAAAGTAGACGAAGACCATAACGGGGTAATGAGAAAAGAAATAGGCGCAAGTGGGGCAGCATGGGTTGACGACAAGGCCTCGAAGAAAGATTTACAGGGCTTAGTTCCTGGAACAATAGCGTCTGGAGGCTCTGGAATAAGCATTAGCGCCGAGCAGAGAACGCAATCTAAGGAAAAGGATAAGGGTGAGGTAAATATTTTTCAAATGGTAGAGGCAACAATAACTTTTGACCCAAGATGTAAAGCTGTAGATATAATGAAAGCGCTGAGAAGAGCTTTTGACGATTATTTTTGCGCAAACAAAATGTTTGACAAGCAATTCGAAAGCATTCCTGTTTCCACTCACGCAAGTTCTTTAGATGCTACGGCTGGTATTGGTGACTATGATGACAATACATTAGATACAGAGAGCCACACGAGTCTCTTTGGAAACCCATTGATGGATATAACGACAGGCGAAACCGTTCATCATGCTGACAAAATATTTTACGGAGATATAGACGCTAACACAAAAACATCCGATGACCCCAAATATAGAACTATTAAGGAAATTGCAATTAAAAAATCTGGCGCACAGCATGGTTGGCCTGTTGGGGGAACTTACAAGATTATAGAGAGTGAGAAACGGAATGACCACCCAACATATGTCGGCACTGGAGAATATGACAATGTAAAAGGTGACGAAAATAACGATGGATTTTATTTGCATGCAACAACGGACACAGCAAACAATAAAGTTACATATACATTGTATAATGGTAACACATCCGCCACTCCCTTGCTTGAAAGTTCAAATTATCAGTGGAGTCAGTATGGCTCTGGCAGTCCGGGTTTTGCTCTGGCTAATGACGGATTAGAGATACAGTTTGGCGCAGAAAACCCAGATTTAAATCATGTCAGAACTCCGTTTGAACCAGACACTGAAGACGATGACACAGATATAGAGTTGCTATCAGGCAGAAACGCTCCTCGCGCAGCAGATGTAGAGGTTTACGAACGACCAAAAGTTTATCCTACAAATCATATGCAAAACACGCCTGGATTAAAACTAAAAGGAACTTTCAAAATCATTAGAGCCTTTTGTGCCTCAATAAGCTTTGGTGTCAATAGTGGCGACCAAGCATGGTTTAATCAGTTACATGCAGGGAATCCATGGTTTACTAGCACGCAGCCATATAAAGACGTATATACTGGTGAGATTTATCCAGCGAATTTCCCCGTCCAGTATACCTTGTCTCAAATGCAGCAAATATACTTATACAACAAAACCCACCTCAAAAATTTCTTTTTGACCGTTGTAAACGAAGATGGCCAACTTATGGTTATTCCAGCAATTGATTGTTTTACAGCGGTTCAGGTTCAAAATACTCCGATGAAATACACAAAAAGAGAGGACTGGGCAAAGACAAACAAACCATTTGAGGAGCGAGTCCAAACATCAGATAAAGACCTTGTAGGACCGGATGGAAAACCTGTGTTGCCAATGCCTGACCTTCAAAAGGATAAAATCGTAACCAAAGTTGAACCTCTTTTTAGATTCTTAGATAACCTTAACGATGAATATTCCGACAATAAAACAACAGCACCGCTGTCACAATCTGGAGGCGGGTACGGAAGCAGGGTTCCAGACCACATACTATCAAGATGTTACGACAAAATTGTTGGCAAAAAAAATAATCCCATTGAATTTCCTGTCTGGAAAAGACTTGTAAACCCAGATGTCAACACATATCTTGGTAAAGAAGGAGCCCCTCAGAATCCGTTTAAAGGAGTAAAAGAAGAGGCTCAAAGCCCTAACTTGAATCTTGCTACTGTCTGTAATTATGTAAAAAATGAACTAACAATAAAGGTGTATGACTATAATCCTATTATTAGTATTGACGGTAGCTCTTCAGAAGGACTTCCAGCTAGTCCTGAATACACAGATAGCGATGGAACGCCACAGGTATTCGTGTCGCATTTTAAAGCTGAAGTTCACGGAGGCATGCTGCTTAAATTCATAGGTCTCGGCTTGGACCCGAGAGGTACATCTGAATTTGTACACTCCAATGTTGGCGAGGTAGGGCCGCCAACTCAGGGTGCTTGCCAAGGCGAGCAATTTATACCCGGTGTCGGTAATCGTCAATCTTTTATTGGATTTGACCGTGCTGCGTGGGATGTTACGAACAGTGAACAAAGAAAAGACTTTTTGAAACTACCCCTGTTCCTTGGACTTGGAACATTAAATGACGAGTCTCAATCTGCGAACTATAATACTAATGATTCATCCGCACACACTAATTCTTCTCCAGTAGTTAGCAGAGAAACGATGGTAGGCAAATGCGGCGATGGTACATTTCCAAGCACCGGTGTTATCAGCGTAGACCCAGAGACAAAAATTCCAAATACAACTTATATGTGCAATCCAAAACAGTCTTTTGATTTTAGGATGCCAGTAAGATGCCCAGCCATGACAGTCGATGAAAAGAATGAGTTGGTTCAATTTTATGCAAATGTCACCCCATACAATAGAAAAAGACGCTCTGGAAGTTCTGGTGGTAAAGGAGCCACTACTGGAGGTTCTGGAAGAATGCTTCCGACAGACCTGATGAATGGAGGTAACTGGAACAATGGAGATAACAGACATGTAAATAATGATGGAGGGCAAGGGTGTTGGGGAGGCCCTTGTGGTTATGTAACTTTATGGAAGTACGACCCCTCTTCAAATTTGTGGGACTTTAAGGAAATGCTTGGTGGGCCAAAACATGTTATTCTTGAGGTTCATGCCGACGACGATAAATTTCAAATGATGGGGAAAGAGATGTCGCCAATCCACAGTTTACTTGAAACTATGAGTTCTGCCGACAGAAAATTGTATGTAGAACAAACAGCCCTGGATTATCACACTGTAGGCAGGAGCATTCCGGATGCCAACGCTCCTGGTACTCGACTTTCTGTTTATTCTAATGAGCCAAACACTATCATAAACGGAAAGGGACAACGTAGTGTTGGACAAGCAATACGAGACGGTAATGGAAATGAAGTTAATCATTACGTTAGCGAATGGGGGTGTTTCGGGGTAAAAACTAGGTTTGCTTTAGAGGACTTTACCCCAACCTTGTATGTATGGGAGCCTAATGCAAAATACTACGATGAAAAAATCATCAACTTCAATGGCGGACAACTCAGCTTTATCATACCAATGTTAAGAGCTGAAAGAGGCCTTAGAATTCATATATTTAAATATGATGGCGATAACAACAAATCCTGGGTTTACAGTGGATTTGAGTCTTACAATGACATTTCTGGAGAGAATCAAATTGCTGTTGATAATGAATCAAGGTCACAAAATATAGCCTCAACAAGAACAGATATAACACCAGACGGAAAAACAGTAATACAAAATGGAATGGGAAACATATCATAACTAGGTGAAAAAATGAAAATACAAAAATACGGTTCTTACGGAGATGGTCTTTTAAAATTATATCGCCGTGGATTAACATCTCCATCCTCAAGCGGTTTAGTACAGCAACACACAAGCCCTTCCGGACAGGCCATTTTTGGTTCTGGCTATGTGGCTCCAGCAAGAAGGCCTGTAGTTGCAAGCGGACTTGTTGCAAGCGGAATTGCGTGTATTGGTTCTGGAAATTTTTCTGCCGCATCTGGAAATGTTCCTGTTTTCCAAACTCTTTTAGGAGAATTTGGTAGCGGGGAAAGTTTTGGTTACTCATACGACACTGCTGGCCAATGGCTTGTTGTGGGATGCCCTACATGGGATTTTGTTATTCCTGGAGGCAAAGGATGGGCTCCATATGAAGTTTCAAAAAATTGTGGAAGAGTGAAAGTATTTAAGAAAAAGCCAAATGGAAAATATGAACAATTTGGCGAGCCGATACATGGAAGCGATGTTATTTGGGACTTAGAAGAAGGAGACCAACCATTCTTTGGTTATGATGTGAAAATAACAACTTGCGAAGTGGAGTCTGAAACCACCGTAACATTAGCTCCGTCTGGTCAAACATTCAAGGAAATTTCTACAAAAACAAATGACAGATACCCAGTTATAGCTGTTAGCGCCCCATTTGCATCCAAATCAGTAGCAAGCTCTAAAGGCGTTAGAAGAATGGAGTTTGTTGGCTCTGTATACTTAGTGCATCCTATTTATATGGAAGATATGAAAAAAGAAGATGTGCAGAAAAAATTATTCGCTCAACAAATAGAAACATCTACCACAAAAACCTACAATGCTGATGGGAGCGTGTCCAGTAAACAAGCAAGCTCAGGTCGAGATTACACATATATTAACCCAAATGTTGCTGGTGGAACGACGCCGACTCACCCAAAAGACATTAAGTCTGGAAAAGGGCAGTCTTTTAGTACAGGAGGGGCAGATAACGTAAAGACTGATTAAAATTTGGTTGACAAAAGTGCTTTTAGGTGTATAATATAAATGTGTAAAAGGTAAAAACGGCTTCATTTAAAGGAACCGAAGTTTATGATAACATCACGGTCAGGCGGTAGCGAAGCCTAAATATGACATTATTACCAATGTAGTTACATAATCACGATTTGAACTCTGGTAAAACAAACTGCATCACAACCAATAGCTACCGCCCTTTTTTTTTCATTATATCAAATAAACAGATACATAAGAAAATGAACGTAAATATATTGAATACGATTAAAGCAAGGCAAATTACAAAAAATAATCTTAGTTACGACGAATCTGAAATAAGGCTGAACTCTGGACAAAAAATAAAAGCTAAAAGAGTTTTAGATAGAACTGATGGTGGCTTAGAGATAACAACTAATGAAGAATATTTTATTGTTATTAATGAAGAAGATAAAGACAATTTAGAATACAGCAAATCTGAAGCAAGAGAGCTAAACGCAAAAATAAAGCCACCCAAAAGAGGCGGCGGTTGCTGCGGAAGCAGATAGGAGAAATCTATGGGAATCCACAATGGAGAGTTTTGTTTTGCACATCATTCTACTTTTTCTATTCTGAATGCAAACGGAGAAGAAGAGGAAAAAGATTTTACTGGAGGAAAATACTATCACATAGATTCAATAACCCATTACCCAGACGGGTATTCAGATATACTTTTCACAGATGATACAACTTTATTTCAGATTATACTAAATGAAGTTGGTTCATATCTGGGAGCGCCAAACATAAAACACGAAAAAGAAGCCTTAGAAGGCGAAATAAAAGAGAGGAGTTGAGATGTCAGATAAGCATACAGCAGATTTCTGCTTTAATATAGACTGCGAAAAAAAAGTAATAACAAGTGGTGGAGGGTCAAAGACTAAAAGTTTTGAAGCCGGTAAAAATTACGGGGTAGACTTCATAGTAGAAAACGCAGAAGGAACTATCGACATCTTCTTTTCAGACGGGAATGTTTTACAGTCTGTGAATACATCTGGGATGGGCACCTTCTTGGGGGTTCCCTCCACGAAAGACTCTGCTCCTGCTGTGGAGGAAGTTGATACAGCACAGGATGCGGTCGAGGATTCGACTGAAGGCGAGACAGCCGAAGAACAAAAAAAGAAATGGTTTTAGGCTAGAATAAAAATGTCCCCAGAAGACGAAAGACACCTAAAGTCACTTCTTCGACATGTAGATAATGTTCGCCAATCTTCTCTTCTACTAGGGGAAAGAATAATAGAAAGGGGCGAAGATAAGCTTGGTGTTGACTTGATATGTAATGGGCAAATACACGACTCTTCTAAATTTAGAGGTTCAGAGTGGCTGTACCTTCGTCCTGATTTTTTAGAATCAAACAAAAAAAATCTTTTTGAAGCCAGCAAAAAACAGCACGTTATGACAAACGCGCATCATCCAGAATACTGGGGCTCAATACACGATATGCCTCCTGTCTATATAGCAGAAATGGTGTGCGATTGGTCCGCTCGCTCACACGAACAGGGGAATGATTTAAGAGAATGGATAAAAGACAGAGCCACAAAAACATTTAATATGACAGTTCAATCTAAAGTTTACAGAGAAATAAAGTTCTTCGTTGACCTGCTACTGGAGCCTAATTTTAAAAATGCAATCAAATAACAGTCTAGGATTACAGTCGTTAATGAAAACTGTAAGAGAGAATGAGTCGTTAATGAAGGGCTATGCCTCCAAAAAATGCAAAAGCTGTTTTGGGAGAGGCTACATAGAAATTGTAGAGCCAGGAGACTTTTTCCCATCTCACTATTTATGTAGCTGTGTTGAAAACAAAGTAAAAAAAGAGTTTAAGTCTTAACAATGTCACTTTCCGACGACGCTGCTGAATATCTAGAAAATATAAAAGATAAGGTAAAAGAGATTGACAAACCCTCTTGGACTGAGTATTTTATATCTATGGCCAAACTAGCAAGCACAAGAAGCTCTGACGCTCAAACAAAACATGGGTGCGTTATAACAGATAGAAAGAATAGAGTTCTTGGGATTGGTTACAATAGCTTTCCAGTTGGAATGCCTGACAAAATACTTCCCAATATGAGGCCGGAAAAATATAAATGGATGGTACACGCAGAAAGAAACGCGCTGTCTAATTGCACTTTAAGGCCAGAAAACGGAATTGCTTATATCACTGGAAAGCCTTGTATTGATTGCGTAAAAGCTATGTACCAGGAAGGTATAAGAAAAATGATTTGCATTGACGCACATGGAACGCACTTAAAAGACGAAGAGGATGATTATATATTTGAAATAATTTGCAAAGAGGGAAAAATTGAAGTAGAATGGATAGAAAAATGCCAAAATTAAACTTTGATACTAAAGACATACAGAAAAGCTCTGTTGAAATAGTTATTCAGATAAGAGATAAAAACGGCAACCCAACCGGAAAAACTAAGAGTTTTGATGGTAACCATAAGGATGCCGGAGACTGGTATTCAAAACAATCTCGCACAAAAAAGAAAAGAAGAAGAAAAAAGAAGGAAGATAAAAAATAATGTACGGATATCAGGAGTCACTAGAAGCGTCAATAGAATACTTCAACGGAGACGAGCTAGCAGCGAAAGTTTTTGTAGACAAATATGCTCTCAGAGACAACGATAAAAACCTTCTTGAAAAAACTCCAGACGATATGCATCTTCGAATAGCTAGCGAGATAGCTAGAGTTGAGAGGTTAAAATATAAAGACACAAAGATAAAGCCTTTGTCTAAAGAGCAAGTGTATGAATATCTTAAAGGATTTAAAAAGATTGTTCCTCAAGGGAGTCCTATGTATGGCATAGGCAACACCAACCAGTGCGTCACCCTTTCTAACTGTTATGTCCTTGATTCTCCAGAAGATAGCTATGGAGGTATTCACTGGACAGACGAGCAGATTACTCAGATTTCTAAAAGAAGAGGCGGCGTAGGAATAGACATTTCTAAACTTCGACCAGTCGGAGAGTCCACTAAGAACTCTTCTCGAACTACCAGCGGCATTGCAAGCTGGATGGAAAGGTTTTCAAATAGCACAAGAGAGGTGGGTCAGGATGGTCGTCGTGGCGCACAGATGCAATCCATTAGTGTTCATCATCCAGAAGTTCTTACTTTTGCGAATATCAAAAAAGACAGAACAAAGGTTACAGGAGCCAACATATCTATCAGGCTTACTAATGAATTCCTAAAGGCTGTATATAGCGATAGCAAATACGAACAAAGATGGCCCGTTGACTCTAAGGAGCCAAAGATAAAACAGCGAGTTCCTGCTAGAGAAGTGTGGCGGCAGATAATAGAAAATGCACATGACAATGCAGAGCCAGGGCTTTTGTTTTGGGACAATGTAATTGAGAATAGCCCAGCCGACTGCTATCCAGAGGAAGGGTTTGAGACTATCTCTACCAACCCCTGTTCAGAGCTTCCTCTCTCTGCTCTAGACTCATGTAGATTACTTCTGCTAAACTTATTTGGCTATGTAAAAGAGCCGTTCACAAGCAAGGCTTATTTTGACTATCAAGAATTCTTTAAGGATGCTAAGATTGCACAAAGAATGATGGATGATATCATAGACCTCGAAATGGAGGCTATAGAGCGAATTATTAAAAAGATTGACTCTGACCCAGAATCAAAAGATATTAAAGCCAGAGAGCTTGATATGTGGCACAGAATCTACGACAACTGCAAGAACGGCAGAAGAACGGGTCTGGGTATTACTGCTCTTGGCGACACAATCGCCGCCCTTGGATTTAAGTATGCTAGCGAGCGTAGCATCCAAGAGACAGACCAAATTTTTAAGACTCTAAAGTTTGCCTCATACATTTCGTCTGCGGAGATGGCAGAAGACCTTGGACCATTTCCTGTATGGAACTATGAGAAAGAAGCCGGAAACAAATTCCTAAAAAGAATGTACGGGGAGAAGCTGGATTTTGGCGGTCTAGATATTAGGGGCAAAGATGTTCTTGAGAAGGTGAAACAAGTAGGACGTAGAAACATATCTAACCTAACATGCGCCCCTGCTGGAAGCGTTAGTATTGAATGTCAAACAACCAGCGGTATTGAGCCCATGTTCATGCCGTCTTACACAAGAAAGAAGAAGGGTTATCCCTCCGATTCTGACTTTAGAGTAGACGAGGTTGACCAAAATGGCGACCACTGGATGTATTTCAAAGTGTACCACCCAAAGCTACAAGACTGGATGAGCGTGAATCCAGATAAAAAATTTGAAGATTCTCCTTGGTTTGGTGCTTGTGCAGAGGACTTAAACTGGAAGCAGAGAGTTAAGCTACAAGCCGCAGCTCAACAGCACATCGACCACGCTATTAGCTCTACTCTAAATCTACCAGAAGACGTTTCAGTAGAACAGGTAGAAGAGATTTATGAAGAAGCGTGGGAAAGAGGGTGCAAGGGAATTACGGTATACAGAAAGAACTGCCGCACAGGAGTTTTGGTAGAGGAGGCGAAGCAAAAGCAGGAAGAATCTCCCGAACAGGCTGCCGAAGATGAGAAAAGACCTAGAGAGCTTCCTTGCGATGTATATCATATCAGTGTTCGCCATAACCAATACTTTGTTTTAGTTGGCCTAAAGGATGGAAAGCCCTACGAAGTTTTTGCGGGCAAGAACGGTTTTCTTAATAAGAACATAAAGACCGGTCGCATCATAAGAAAAAGAAGAAAGTTTTACAGAGCAGAGTTTGACCATGACGAGGAAACTGAGCTTTCCCCAATCACTGCGGCCTGTAGCGACCACGAAGAAACAATAACCAGACTTATATCTGGATATTTAAGGCTCGGAGTTGACATGCACTTTATAGTCCAGCAACTCGAAAAGGTTGATGGAGAAATGCATTGCTTTGCTAGGAGTGTTTCCAGGGCTTTGAAAAAGTACATACCAGATGGAACAGAGGAACATGGGGAAGCGTGTCCAGAGTGCGGAACATCTCCGGTAGTGCGGCAAGAGGGATGTGTAACTTGTTTGTCGTGCGGATGGAGCAAGTGTTTATAATGCCTACTTATGTATTTAAATGCCAAGAATGCGACCATGAGCTTGAAGTTGAGCAGAGCATAAAAAAGCCAACTCCCAACAGAAAAAAATGCCCAGAATGCGGGAAAAATAAATTAGAGCGACTTTTATTTGCCCCACACGTTTACAATAAGCCTGGAGATGATAACATATCTGTAGGTCTTCTTTCTGATAGAAATTCGGAAAGATTCTCCGAAGACCAAAAAAAGGCAATAGACAAGAAAAATAACGTGAAAAGACAGAAGAAAAGCAAAAAACAATTCTGGGAAGCCTCTGAAAAAGATATGAAAAAAATATCTTCAATGAGTCCGCAACAAAAGAAAAAGTACATAGAAACGGGAGAAAAATGAGCGAAGACAATACAGACAATGAAGTTAAAGATTCTGAGCAAGAGGACGACTTCACTTTATTGAATCCAAACAGCGCAATAGTAAACATTACTGCGCAAATGGCAACAGCATACTTAAAAGAAGACCGTACAATAGCATGGCTACCTGCCGGAGTTGAAGACAGAACCTTTTCTGTTACGCTGGACTCTCAAAACAAGGAAAAAGCTTTCAAGGAGCTTCAGAAAAAAATTCAGGAGAACATAGATTCCTGGAATGTAATCAAATCATTAGGGCCAGAGGAGGTTATGGAGCAGCCTCAAACCCAAGCATATGCACCAGTTGAGCTTCCACCATCTACTGCAATAAGCCACGATAAAACAATGGTCACACAGGATAAAGAATGCAAGAAAAAGGACTAAGAATAGTAATAAAGTGTTCTGACTGCAGGGCTCCTTTAGCGGAGGTATGGACATCTGAAGAAGATTCTGGCGTAACAACAAAAATAATAGTTCATTGCCCTCACTGCGGAGAGCATTCTTTTATAACTGAAATTAAAGAAAAGTGCTTTCTTGGAGGAACAGACTTCACTTCAATAGATAAGTTTGATATTGAAACCTCAAAGGACGGCACAATAACGCAAAACGTTTTCACATCTAAGGTAAAAGATTATGGATAAAGAAATAACGACTACTATAAAGAAACAAAACGACAGCAAGGGCGTTGACTCTGCCGGTGAAATAGAGTCTGTCACTGGATATACCGTTAAGAAGTCTCAAGAAGATACAAACGAAATAGACCCATCCAGTAAAGATTGCTATGCTAAAAAGTCTATTTTTAAGAATGGCGACAATGAAATTAGATATAAATACTATATAAAAATTTCTTCTGACGGTTCGATTTTTGACCCCTGGGGAATGTATTCGGAGGGAACTCAGTCTAGATACAGCCGAAGAGAGGGTAAATCTAAGTGGATGTTTAAAGAAGTGAATAAAAGCTGTTTCAATTTTTACACAAAATTCCTTGAGTCTAGGAATAATTCTTGGTTAATGAATGCAAAAAGGGAGATTACATAATGCCTAAAGCAAGAGAACTTAGCGACATAGAAAAATTCTACATCGCAAATAACCCGAAAAAAACCGACGAAGAAATAGCCGCTCAAATTTCTGGCGTAGGACCAAAGACAATATCAAAATACAGAGAGTCTCTTCCTCAACAACAAAGCCCTGAGCATGTTACACAAACCCAAGAAGAGAGAACGCAGCAACTTGGCAACGGACCTCCGGCAGGAGACTTCATAGTAAATCAAAATGGGGCGTCAATAATGACCGGAACCGCATCTGAGGTTACAGACGCGAGAAAGGTCGTCAAGGGAACCAAGATGAGTCAAGAAGAGTACGACGAAGCGTATAAAAACAAAATACATAAGCCTCACGGATAAAAAAAATGTCTACAGAAAACATAGCCACAGAAAATTACGACCTCTGCATAAAAGAATGTGATTATCTTGAAGATAAAACCGTATGGATGGTGAATCTGTCAAATGGACTGACTGTTTTTCAAGATGATAACCGGTCTGGAAAAGAGCCCGTTGCTTGGAAACGTCTTGCGGATTACTGCAACAATGAAAACATAGACATAGTTTCAATGCTTGTTAGATTTCGCTCCAATCAAAAAATAATGCCTGAAGATGAAAGCGTGAAAGGTTACTATTTTGCCTATGGCGCACATAAAGAGTTTGACGAAAGAATAACAAGGGCGCACTATGTCTGCGGCTACGCTTCGGGCAACAACGTTCATTGTGAATGGTATTCAACACCAGAACTTGTCTCAACGAGAGACGTTTCTAGAAGATACACGGCGCAAGATGTAGAAGACAAGAGGCTTATCTTAAAACAAGATTTTAGAGATTGACAATAAATCTCTATACGCTATAATAATTTATGGCAAACCAAAAAACAGAAAAATGTCCATATCTATCTGCTTATGGTGGTGGCTACGTTAGGGCCGACCAATGGATAACCGAAAAGCTCTGCGCTCTAATAGCAAAAAAGCAAGGCTCTGAGCTTCCAGATAAGTTTTGGAATCTTCCAAAGTGGAAGTCCATATTCAGAAGACAAGTACAGATGGCTTCTTCTCTTCTTATAACATATGATGCGGACGCCATATCTTCTGCTTTAAGAGACAAGCGTCTTTACAACTTAAGGTCTTTTGGTGCCTTTTCATACTCAGGTTTTTCTAAAATTCTAGATGAGCATCAAGGAAGAATAGACTCAAACGCAAAGCAAAAAGAGGTTGAATTAGAAACTAGGGACACTAAAAAAATTCCAAAATTGTACAAACGAGATAACAAGTTGTCGAGGTTAAAAAATATAGATGGCAAAACAAGACCCATTCAAAGTGGCTAAAGATTTATTAGCCAAACATGGAGACAATATAGTAAGAAGCGGAGACGCGATGGTTTCCGATAAACATCAAATCGTTTCCGTTTCTCCATTAATTGATGTCAACATAGGAGGTGGAATACCGGAAGGTTCGGTTGTTCTGCTTGCTGGAGACGAGAAGTGCGGCAAAACCGTAACTGCGCTTCAAATATGTAAAAACGCTCAAGAGATGGGTAAAAATATATATTATCTAAACATTGAGGCTAGGTTGAAATCTAGAGACCTAGAAGGAATAGAGGGCTTAGACTTAGAAAAAATAAACGTAGTAAGCTCATACAGAGAGGATGACAGTGAAGGAAACCTTGTTCAAAGCAAAATTCTTAGCGGGGAAGAGTGGCTCAGTTTTGCTGAGAATTTTATACATAATGACCCTGGATGCGTGGTGGTTCTTGATTCTATATCTCAGCTTGTAACTGAAAGGCAATTGCAAGCAGACATTGGCGATGTGACTGGCGATGGGGGGTTTAGATTGCTTTCTCAGTTTATCGGTCGAATAGCCCCAGTGGTAGTTGTTAATAAATGTATTGTTATTGGCATACAACATTTAATTGCCAACACCAGAGCAAGACCAGGGCAAAAGACTAAAAGCAGGAGTGGTGGTCGTAAGATTAGATACGCGGTTGACGTAGACCTTGAATGCACATACATACAACCGTGGAAAGCATCCTCTGCGGACGACGCGGAACAGATAGGGCAAAGGGTCAACTGGATTACCCGTTCTACCGCTAGACCGATACCTCCAGGACGAAAGATTGAGTCTTTATTGAGGTATGGGGTTGGGCTTGACAAAATAGGAGAATTGATTAGCCTTGGAAAAAGCCTTGGCTTTATAAGGGTCTCTGGCTCTTGGTATGTTTTAGATTATATGCAGAATCATCTCGACGTTTTAGGGGTAGATGAATGGTCTGTAGACAAGAAAGGTAAACTAACCCCAGAAATGTCAAAGCTCGTACAAGCTCAAGGCGAACACAAGGCGCACGATTTGCTTAAAGCTAACCCAGGTTATTTGGATTGTTTACAAAAAGATATATATGAAATGCTTGGGATGACTGAATGAAGGTAGTAGACTTTAACGGAAAAGAACACAACTTCCCTCCAACGGGGCATCAGCCTGATTTAGATGACGGAAGAAAAAGAAGCGACCTTCATCTTCATGCTAGAAGGCTGCTGAAAGAGATTTACCCTACGCAGAGAATACTAGAAGAAGTGCCTCTGCCTGGAACTAGACAATACGCAGACTTTTACCTCCCCCACAGGAAAGCGGTTGTTGAAGTCCATGGCAGACAGCACTATGAGTTCGTCGCACACTTCCATGAAGATAGGTGGGGTTTTGCAAAGTCGAAGCAAAACGACTCCAAGAAAGAAAGCTGGTGCGATATGAATAATATTAAATATATAGTTTTACCATATAATAAGGTTAATGACTGGGATGACATCATATCAGAGTCTTGACGAGAGATGGGAAGAGGTAGAGAAAGCTCTAAAGCAGTTTGAAGTTGCTGTAGGGCTTGGCTCTTTAGGCCCAACCGAAGTTAATAGATGGATAAATATAAAACCACTGTTACTGAATAAACTTTCGGAACAGGAATGTGCAGAAGGAGCGTACCTGCTAGTACAGGAGGCTACCTTTGTTCAATCTCAAATTAATGTTTTACAATCAAAGATAGATTGGTGCAATAGGAAGATAAATACAATCATAGCCCCAATAATCAAGAATCAAATCACACGATACATGGAAAACGAATTAAAGAGAGCTTATGCGGTAAAGCAGGATGATGTTGCTGAGAGGTTACAGCAAATAGCCGATGAAGCGTCTAGCTATCACTCACGACTGATTTACCTACCAAACTCTTTGAGAGCGCAGGCTGACAAGCTAACCAAATACCAAGAAATAAAGAGAGGCCAAAACTATGCCTGATTTTTCAGAGATACTGAAAATAGCCGTACAGCAACAAGACTGGCAGTTGATATGTGGTCTTTACACAAATATAACGGGCGAACCCCTATCCGTTCCCACCTCTGCTGTGGAGGAAGAAAATGAAGAGGAAGCGGACCTTCTTAAAAAAGACTATTCTATAGAAGACCTAAAACACCAGAATAAGCAAACTACAGAAGAACAAGACTCAAAATTAGAAGATAAAAATATTGACAAGACCATAGAAGATAGATATAATGAGTTTAAAGCGCCTCCAAGAAACACAAACAGAGACAGTAATTCTGGGAGACAAATGCGTTCAGAACCAGTTGGCTCTAAAACTTTAAAAAATGTTGTGGGTGTTAGCGAAGAGGGTTTTGTTGATGACTTAACAGAATCTTTGGTTGACCCAGATACAGGCGAGAAGCTTGTTGGCGAAAACAAAAACGCAAAGATAACCCCGAGGAATAGACGTAAAGAGCTAGGAATGAAAGACACATCAGTTGTAGAGGCAATTTGTTCGGATTGCAAAGAGACCTATAAAATTTCTAGCACATTGTCTTACGGATATTCTGAAATAGAATCGCAAAATACCTGGAAGTGTAATGGCTGTATCACAAGAAAGGGTCGTCGTGGCAGAGGCAGATAAAACAAATAGAAATGTTGCGGCAGAGCGAGCTGTGTTGGCTGGTTTGTATTCATATGGGGTAGATGCGTATCTTGACGTAGCCCCGATGCTAACGCCCATGTCTTTCACTGACAGGTCAAATCAAGCAATATATAAATGTTTCTCGCATCTTTTTGAAGAAAAAGAACTAAAACAGCTAGACGAGTCCTCTATCTTTTCAGCGGCCAAGGACCTTGGTTACTCATGGCTAGTAGAGAAGAAAGAAGAGGTAAGCCACCTTAATAGTATTTTTAACACGCACATACTTTTAGAAAATGTAAGGTCGTTTAGCGCAAAAATCAGCAGGCTGGAAGTTGCTAGAATGCTTCGACAGCAAATGAAAGAGGCAGATTCATCTCTTACGGATATAGGTGGAGACGAACCTATAGAACATATTTTAGGTATAGCAGAGAAGTGTATATTTGATTTTACCAGCAAGTTAACCAACTCAAGCGGAACCGACCCACAAAGGTTAAGCAATGGCATGAGAGACCATATCATGGATAGGCTTAACAATCCAACAGAAGTGATTGGACTTCCAACTCCTTGGCCTGCATACAACGAGGCAATCGGAGGTGGATGTAGACGAAAGGCCGTAAGCATGATAGGCGCTCGAAGCGGCGTTGGAAAAAGTATGCTTTCGGACAATCTAGCAAAACACTTGGCAGAATTGGATATTCCAGTTCTTTATCTGGACACGGAAATGTCAGACGAAGACCATTGGTATCGCTTAGGCGCAAACTACTCTGATGTAACTATTAACGACCTTGAAAGCGGAAGGTGTGGGGAAAACTTCTCTGAAAGAAAAAGGGTCGAGGAAGCCTTAGATAAAATTGAGACACTTCCTATTGACTACATTAACATATCGGGTATACCCTTTGAGGAAAGTCTGGCTATAATTAGAAGATGGATTCACAAAAATGTTGGTTTTGAGGATGACGGACGAACCAAAGATTGTATGATTATATACGATTATGTTAAACTGATGAACGGAGAAGATTTAAAGATTGGCGTCCAAGAGTATCAAGTTCTTGGTTTTATGATGACCTCTCTGCACAACCTAGCGGTTAGAAATGACGTTCCTATATTTACAATGATTCAGCTCAACAGAGATGGTATTGACAAGGAGACCGCTGACGTTGTGGCTGGTTCTGATAGGGTTATGTGGCTGACTACAAACTTTTCAATATTTAAGCCCAAGAGCGACGAAGAACTGCAAGCGTCAGACCCAGACGAAGGCACGCATAAGTTAGTTATAATCAAACATAGGCATGGGCCAGGAATGACAAGAGGAGATTATATTAATATGAAGATGGAGGGCGCAAAAGCAAGAATCACAGAAGGCAAGACAAAATTAAAAATAAAGAGAGAGCTTGAGCAGGGGATAAACCCTCAGCCTGAAAATGTTTCTGACGATATAGACGATATACCATTCGGCTTAGAGCATGCAAAAAACTAAAGACCCACACTTTGATTACGAGCTTATAGAAGAAATAAAAGATATGGCTTGTGCCAATATCGAAGAACTTCTATCTGAACTGTCTGTTGACTTTAGAACAAACGGTAAAATGCTTGTAGGCCCTTGCCCTGTTCACGGCGGAGATAATCTTAGCGCGTGGAATCTTTATCCAGAAGGCGAAGAAGTTAGAGGCTACTGGGTTTGCAGAACGCATCACTGTGAGAAGAAAGTAGGGCAAAACAATAAACTTCTTTATGGCTCAACGTTGATAGGGTTTGTTCGAGGGGTTCTGTCAAATCAAAAAGGAAAACACATAGGATACAAAGACGCGGTTGATTTTCTTGTAAAGTTCTTAGGATATAATAAAATAGAGGAAATAAGCAAGCCTGATGCCGAAACAATAGAGAGAAGAAAATATATATCTTCAATGAGAAGATTGAGCATTGCTCCTAAACAAGAGGCTAGCGGATGGACTAAAGACAAGCTAAGAGATACTCTTGAAATTCCAGCAAAATACTATCTCGAAAGGGGTTACTCTGACGAAATACTTGACAAGTATGATGTTGGGCTATATAATAAAAGGAACAGGATTGTTGTGCCTGTTTACGATGATAAGTATAAATATGTAGCTGGATTTTTAGGGAGGTCAATATGGCCTCAATGCAATAACTGCAAGAAATGGCACAACCCAGAATCAAGATGTCCAAAAACAACATATGAAATAAAAGAATGTGAAAAATGGCTGAATGGCAGTTTTCAGTCTACAAACTATCTGTATAACTATTGGTTTGCTTTGCCTCACATACAAAAATCTGGCGTAGCAATTTTAGTTGAAGGTGCTGGCGACGTTTGGAGATTAGAGGAAAACGGAATACATGTGAGTCTTGGGATTTTTGGCACAGAACTGACAGAGCCTCAGAGGGTTTTGCTTGATAGGTCTGGCGCTCTTTCCATAGTCGTAATGCTTGACGCAGACAATGCTGGTCGAGAAGGCGCTAAAAAACTTAAAAATCAACTAGGAAGACAATATAGGATGTACTTTCCAACAATCAAAGAAGACGCCGGAGAATTAAATCAAGACGAAATAACCTCAGACATAAAGCCTATAATAGAAAAGGCAGCAATATGACTAAAATAATTGGAATATCAGGCAAAAAGCAGTCTGGTAAAACAACTGTAGGCAATTTTCTTTTTGGATGCGCCATGATGTCCAATTCTGTGGTTGAATACGCAGAAATAAACAAAAGGGGGGAACTTGTTGTTCCGTATGAAGACGCAGAAGGAGAAATAAGTCCTTGCATTTTTCCTGTTGATAGCTCGCATCCATCAATGGTCTCTTATATGCAAGAGAATATTTGGCATGATTTAAAGATATATAATTTTGCAGACAACCTAAAAAGGTTGTGTATTGATATACTTGGACTAACGGAAAGACAGTGCTACGGAACAGACGAAGATAAAAATTCTCTCACCGACATTAACTTAGCGGATTGCATTTTTGATACATGTAGAAGTAGAAAAATGACTGCCAGAGAAGTTATGCAACACGTAGGCACAGATTTTTTCAGAAGAATATACCCCAATGTATGGGTAGAGTCTACAATTAGAAAAATAAATAAAGAAACCCCTAAACTGGCTGTTGTGGTTGATTGTAGATTTGAAAATGAAGTAAAAGGAATTCAAGAAACGGGAGGCAAAGTCATAAGGCTTACAAGAAATATTTATGGAGACAGTGACCAACACCCAAGCGAAACTGCCCTGGATAATTACAAAGGCTTTGATTTTGTGCTAGACAATCAAGACATGTCAGTATCAGAGCAAAATGAAGCAATATACAACCAGCTAGCGGAATGGGGTTTTGTTGATTTTAAAGCTGTAGCAAAGTGTACTAAATGATAATTACATATTTCAGAAGTAGCTCTTTTAATGCGTATGGAATGTGCCCTCAGCAATACTTTCTTTCTTATGTTTTAGGCATACCCTCTCCTGGAGGGAAAAAAGCAGAGAAAGGCACTGTAGTCCATAAGGTCTTAGAGTGCTTGGCTCACGGTAAGAAAGCAGAGCAAGATAAGCTATCTACATTTAAAGACGATGTTCTTGGAGAGCAACCAACCAACAGAATTTACGAAGACGATTTTGTAAATGAGTTAAGCAGGCTTTCTTTTGATTATTATACACACAAATCTATACATGACTTTGCCCCAAGAGACTATAAGGATTGTGAAAAATGGGCGTGGAAAGCTATTGAATACTCTAACGGCGCTTACGACCCAAGGAAAAGAAAAATTGTTGACGCTGAACCGCACTTTGACATTACTATTGATGAGCCTTGGGCAGAATATGATTATACTATGCCAGACGGTTCCAGGATTCATGGCAACCTTTCTATAAAGGGAACGGTTGACCTTATAACCGATGCTGGCAATGGTGTTTATGAGGCTACTGACTGGAAAACGGGGATGCGTAAGGATTGGGCAACAGGAGAAATCAAAGACTTCTGGAAACTATGCGGAGACCCTCAACTAAGAATCTATCACTACGCTCTTACACACCTATATCCAGAGGCAAAACAAATAGTGCCCAGCATATACTTCATCAATGATGGAGGCCCATTTACAATGGCTTATGATGACTCAGACATAGAGGCCACAAAAAATATGCTCAAGCAAAGATTTGAAAAAATCAAAGAGGTGGTAAGGCCTCAGCTCTTAACTGGATATAATAGATGGAAGTGCAACAGCTTCTGCCATTACGGGAAAACACAACATCAGTCCGGAAAGATTAACCCAAGAACAGGAGAGCCATACACAATCTGTCAATACATAGCAGACAAAACGAAAAAGTGCGGCATAGATACAGTAGTCGCAGAAGACACGCACGAAGGCCACACAATAGATTACTACCAAGACCCAGGAATCTGATGGAAGTAACACTAAACATACCAGACGGAGACAATACTATAGTTGTGGATGTAGATGGTGTCCTTGCTGATACAGACGGTTGTGACTACAAAAATTCCAAACCTTTGCGTTACGGAATTAACTGGGTTAACAAACGATACGAAGAAGGATATCATATAATAATCATGACAGCTAGATACGACAAACTAGAGTTTGGAAATTTGGCTAGGCAATACGAAGCAGGCTATATAGAACTGGTTGATTGGCTAAACAAGCACGGCGTTAAAAGACACGAAGTAAGAATGGGGAAGCCAAGGGCGCTTCTTTACATTGACGACAGGGCCGCTAGAGTCCATAACGATTCAGAAGAAGGGTGGCGTCAAGCCGATATATATTTAAAATGATTTCTTTAAACTTTCAGGGCCGATTAGGAAATAACCTTTTTCAATATTGCTTTGCTAGAATTCTAGCTGAGGAGATGTCCCTCATGCTTGGCTATTTGAACGAAAACGATTCTTCTAGATGGATAGCTAAAGTTCCAGGAAGCGATATTATGAATGGTTTTCAAGAAATAAAAAACCCCTTATCTGGTAAAATTATAACTGAAAATCCCATTAGGATTACAGGTCACAAAATAGACAGAGAAGAAATTTTAAGACACAATGGAATGATAGAGCTTTATGAGTTTTTTGGCCAGAGGTATGAATATTATAAACAAAATAAATCGGAAATAAAAAAATGGCTAAGTCCTAGAGTTAGTTTTCCTGCACGAGAAAAAAATGATTTGGCGTTACATGTCAGGTGTTATCATGACGAAGGACTAGATGACTGGACCACTCCATATAGCTATTATGAGAAATGTATACAGGAGTGTAAAAATATAAACGGAGGTATTGGTCAAATATTCATATGCACAGATAATCGTAACGACAAAAATATAGTTCAAAAGCTATGTAGAAATTATGGAGCAAAAATATCAAATTTTAGTGAAGAAGAAGATTTTTCTTTCATAATGTCGTTTAACAATATAGCAATATGTCAATCAACATTTTCATGGTGGGCGGCATTTTTGTCAAAAGCATCTAATGTATTTTTCCCAAAATCTACATGCGGCCCTTGGAATAAAAAAGAATCGGGCATAGACTTGAAAGTAGACGATGAAGATAGATATAAATATATTGACACTTAAACATAAAGATAAAAAATGAAAAATAGAATACTTGACAACTACCAGAACTCTGATATATTTTATATACAAATTACATTTTACGCTAATTACACCGAAGAGGATGTGTGGGTTTATTATGAATGAAATACCAACGACTAAACAAATCGACACAGAAAGATGGTACGATACGCTTGCACACATTACATCCAGGGAGTTCTCTGACTCTGACGAAATTAAAGTGTTAGACTTTGGTGGGGGTGATGGTGTCGCTTACGATGAAATGAATCAAAGGCTCGCTCCCCTTGAATATAATTTAAACTGGAGTATAGTAGAAATTCCGGAGGTGATACAAAGATACAAAAATCCAAAAAACAAATACCCTAAGTGGTACTTAAATGTATCTGACGTTGAAGGAGAGATTGATGTAGCATATACTGATGGTGCAATACAATCCATATTGGACTGGAAAAAAACCTTGGAAGAGCTTTGTTCAAAAAACCCAAAGTGGATTTTTATTCACAGACTTCCCGCAGGAGATTTTGAAACTGCCAAAGCAAAATGTTACGAGGAAAGGCGAGAGTTTAAATATGGAATTTCTGATGATTCTGAAACTCTGGAATTTTGGTTTTTTAACTATAAAGATTTTGTAGAACAACTATCCCCTTTAGGATACTCTGTTGATGATAGCTACCTATATGGTTATCACCATGATTGGTGTTTAATAGAAAATCCAAAAATCGGTTCAGGTGCGGGAGACTCAAGAACCAGAGTTAGCCTTATATTTAAAAAAACTAATTAGGAGTTGGATACATACTTATGGCTAGAATACTAATACTTGGAGCTGGAGGCATCGGTCTCCCAATCGCATCGGCACTAAAGCACGAAGAATACAATCTTGTTCTGTCTGATTTCTCTAAAGACGCTATTGATAAAGCTAGGGATTATTTTGGTAGGACTAAGTTTGACAGTGAATGCTCACTTGACTTTCATGTTGGTGATGCCAAGGATTATCTGGATAAGAATAAATTAGACTTTGACATAGTAGTGTCAGCTTTGCCATACTAC